TTGAAAACCGTTGAACTGAGAGGTTCCGGGGGTTCGAATCCCTCTCTCTCCGCAATAAACCTTGATTTTCAAGGACTTACAAAACGAGTACACGAATAGGTACACGAAAGCCCCAAAATTCATGCGATTTTGGGGCTTTTTCGTTCATCTACTACCATCCTCCCATCAGTGCCTTTGTGAGGCGCTTGATGTGGTCGGCTTGCTTGCTTATGATGTCGTCCTTCTCCTCTATAAGTTCCTGCAACTGCTCTACCCTCTGCAATAGCTCTGCATGTTGGTCGCACATGTCACCCTCTCCGCGCTCTACCCATTCAAGGCGAAGTTCAGGGAAGACCGTCATAATGATAGGTGCATCAATTATATCACGGCTCTTCCAACCGTACAAGCGCTGCTTTGACACACCAAGCAAGCGTGCCAGCTCTGCATCACTCTCAATGCCCTTGCGCCTCTTAATGGCGTCAATCCTCTCTTTCACATTCATAGCCATATATATTTACCTTATTATAGTGCAAAGGTAAAAACAATAGCCGACACTGCAAAACGATACACGCAAAGGTCAATCGCCGAAAGCGAAGAAACACCACCCGCAAAAATTTTTACCGCAAAATTTGGTGGGGTAAAAATAATGTCTTACCTTTGTAGTGTGAAAGGGGAACAACAAAGCCCCGAAGCGAAAAAAAGAAACTATCAGTAACAACTAAATAGACTACGAAAATGGAAACGAAGAAGACCTACTACTTCAACGCAGTAAACGGAGTAACACCAGCAGACCATGACATCGCGTATGACATCAATTGGTGTGACGGCGAGGGTGGAAACTACAACATCGCAAGCGCCCGCCTTGAAATCAACAACCCCAAGGCTTACAACGACTACCTCGAAGACATCTGTGGTCACTACGTAGAGGGCGTAAAGAGCTGGGACGAGGCGCACGAATTCCTCGTAGACCTTGTCCAAGCTATGCTCCTTGAACTTGGCTCAAAGAGATACGGGATGGACGCAGAAATCGGTCAGCTCTCCGCCTATATCTGCGAAAACTACAGCGACGGCACAATGATTGAGTACTCCGCCGACTACTACGTAAACGATGGCTCAATAGTCCTATTCGTCGAGGGGTACGGAGACGCAAAGGGTAAGACGCTTAACCGCGAGGCGCTCGCACAGATGCTAAATGTAAGCTCCGAGGACATCAAGCTGTAATCCAGCCAAGATAAAAGAAAAGCCCCGCACCTTATGGTGTGGGGCTTTCTTGTTTCTTTGGAGCAAAAAAGAGTGAGGAAACTAAAGCCTCCCCACTCTGATGTTCGCCCAAGTGCAAATCTGCCTGCTTGGGTTACGTAACGTAAGCCACGGGTGCCCATTGGCTACCTCTATGACACTTCAAAGGTAATCAAAAATCTGAAACACCAAACCATTTCGGTGATGCTAACAAAATGGTTGTGCTTTGGACATTTATAAAAGACTGATGCCAAGGCTATTGCAAGCAAACACCATGTTCGCGAAGTCACGAAAATGGTCTATTTTTGGACAGACCTTGGACATTACCGCTTAATAAGACCCGCAAGCATCCTACGCAACCACCCTATGACGGGCGTGCGCTTAGCGTAAAGGACAACGCCACAGCCAATCAACGCCAGGTAGAAGATGTAGCGCCATCTATAAGGGTCGGGGGCTGGTGCAATCACCCTGGACACACGCGAATCTTCGCGCTGTACAGATGCCGATTGCTTGCTCTCCTCGCCCTCCTCACTCTCTTTGCTCTCTCCCTTGCGCTCATGGACGCTCTCAATCACCTGCTGTTTGATTGAGCGGACGGGGCGACCCGTGATGCCCGCCACCTCAATGCCACTCGCACCAAATGTGATGCTTTTAATAGCCCCCGTAGCGCTATCTGTTGCAAACTCCACCTCCGTGACGACGACACGCCCCGTTGTGGTCACGGTCGTATCAACCAAGCGTTCAACCTTGGCTTTGCTGGACACCGCCACAGCCGTTGAATCTACCTTGACAACAGATATATCAACGCTCTTCTTTTTGAGCGAGCAGGACGCCACCAGGGCGACCGCAAGCATAATGGCAATGCGCTTCATCGTGATGCAACTTTGATGTCCTCCAGGCGGTTGTTCCACCCGCGAAGAAAGCGCTTGTTGGTGTGGCGCAATAGCTCTGCTTCCGTAGCCTTTCGCCCAATCTTCGCTTCATAGCGCTTGATACTCGCTTCGGTGATGTCAAGCAGGAATTTTCGGCGAGCTTCGTATATCGTCTGAAAGAGCTTGTCAGGGTCTTGTGCATTGAGGGCTTGCAATGTCTTCTCCCCGACAATGCCATCAACAGCAACACCAAGGATGCGTTGCGGGATTTTGATGCCGTGGACACCTGACCCCCACACCCAATCGACAAGGATATTGGCGACCTTCTGCGACTTGATTTTGTCGGCTTGCCATCTGTCCCAATACATTGTTTTCAGGATGTCCGTCCACTCCGATGTGGTCAGCTTTTTCAAGCGTTCCACCGTTGGGCGCGGGTAGCCCTTCTTGTGGCAATAGACCTCAAACGTGCCTATTGTGACACCCATGTTGGTTGCGCCTCCACTATCCGCGGGGTCATTCACAAAGCCCCCCTCCCACTTTCTGATGTAGGGAGCTAATAGCTCAACTTTCGCCATTGTCTTTCTTCTCTTTTAGTTCGCTAAGGTCTATCTCAAAGTGCCTTTCAGTCTTGTCTACCAAGATGCGCTGCGCAATCTTTGCCCACTTGGCGTCATTGCAAGAGCTTTCGTTTTCAAGCATCGACCACACTTGCCAAAAGCAGACCGCGGCGGCTACAATGTTGGGCAGCTTGATTGGCAAGCCTTCCAGGACGTGAATCTGCACCAGGTACGCAAGGATGGTCAGCGCGTACACCTTGATAAGTGTGCCAAATACCCTGCCGGCATAGTTAGATTTAAACTTGCCATCATTTGCACCTGGGTACTTCTTCTTGACGCGTCGCGAAAGCGCCCACGCCGTGTAGCAGTCAAACAAGACCGCCAGCGTGCATATAAAAACGAAAGGCGCTGTTGGCTCTAAGAAAGCGAGTACTACGCCCACAAGGCTAAGCAGGTATCGCCCAAAGTTGGTCAGAATCTCTTTTATTAATCCCCACATGCTATGTATCTATGATTGATTTTATGCAATGCCCCTCGTCTATCTTATCAAGTAGACCAGCGAGCATTTTACCACAAAAAGAGAGAGTTCCCGCACGCTGGTTCTTCCCAAGTACACTGCTTATCGTCTCTTCAAAAGCCCCAAAGCGGTGCGCGCTATCGCGGTGTATAAGGGTAGAGTTGAACAGCGTGCGGAACTCATAATTTCCGAAGCGGTCAAGGTTAACGGCGGTACTCATGAAATAGCCCTTTGCCTTTCCCCTTGATGCCACCACGGCGAAGTTTATAATCGTCAGTGGCACAAGAAGCGCCACCGACACCAGGAACAGGATGAAGCCTAATGCAAACGTCCTCACAGCTTATCAGCTTGGATAAACAGCTGGTCAAGGCTCTCATCAGTGAAGCCGAACTTGCTTGCCAGCTGTGCGATGAATGGATTGTTGCGCTCAAAGGTAGGCGCGTACTCCCACGACACAAGAGCCTGCTCCTTGTAGGCATCAGGAAGCGCGTTGATTGCCTTTGTGACATCAGCGAGCTTCACACCACCGGCGATAAGAGCCAGGCGGAATTGTCGTGCCGTTACGAAGCGTGGCACACCCTTGTTCTTGGTATGCTTCTTCCCGTCACAATCAAGCAGCTCATCGACATCACCCATGAATTGCATGAAGCCCTTGTACTCCTCGGCGATGGTCTCGTCATCGCTGATTGCTGACACATAGGCATTGTAACGGCTCACCAGGTCAAGGCGGGCATCTGCATTGTACACACTATTAATGATGGCATGCTTGATGTTCTCACACGTTGGCTCGACAAACAGACGAAGCTCACGGCACTGCCAGCCGTCTTGCTTCTCCTCTCCGCCGTCCTCACTTGCCACCATTCGTGGCTGGATGTTGTAGCGGAAGAGGTGCGACCCATCGTTATCTCTCTGCAAGCGCGCTGGCTCTCCAGCCACTGCGTCATAATACGCGTTTGGCGCTAATTCAGCTAATCTCATATCTGTATCTGTTTTTTGGTTATGGTAGGTAGCAAAGTCGTGTGCCAACGTAGTTGGAGCGACTGATGCTTAGCACCGACGCATCAAAAGCCGAAAGACCTGCGCCCTCGATGCCCAATCCATGACCGCCCACCAATATGACATACTCAACGTCTGAATTGCCCTTGTTTGCTCTACTGAAGTTGTCGCAAAAATACACGCTTGAACCACCGCCAATTAGCGCTGGCGCAATGTCTCCTGCGCTCCCGACAAGAAGCTCCTTGACATACCCACCGGAGGGTGCAAGCACTCCGCGGCGCTCATATCCAGCCACGCCCGAATCACTCCATGACGCCTTGTTGTCTGCGATGAAGAAGTCGCAATCACCATTTGTGCGAATGATGCACTTTGCACCATCAACCATCTTGGCAATATGACCAAACGGATTCTCAATGCCACGGTAGCTTGGAACAAAATAACTCCTACGCTGACCGCCAACGCCATCTGCTGCACTCACGCTCAGCGACACAACGCCGCTGGCATTACCAATGGCATTGGTCACTCCACAAGGGGCGACAGGTGCAAGATTGAAGTTGCCCCAATACCAAATGTTTGAAAGACCCGCGCCAAGCCCACCTTGTTTGCATCCGCTCTCGTCAAGGCTCGCCATGAAGTCCTCCTGAACATTGAAATTGGCGTACTCCACCGCATACAGCCAAAAAAGCTCTTTATGTGCCTGGTAAGCGTAGAAGTGCCAATTTGATGCACCTCTATTCTTCGCGAAGGTGCGCGCATCCGTCATCGTGAAGTTGGACGCTGGACGACCAAGAAGCGAGTTAAACTTTCCGTCCTTGCTTGCATTGTTGTCTCCGCCGCGGTAGTCAGCGGTTGCATTTACAACTGATGACAACTTGCTTGTTGAGCGCTGCACGGTGGCTTCATAAGCCGAGATGTAGAGCTTCTTCAACTCAACAAAGCCAGGGAGGGCATGCAGCGACATCAGGCATCTGCGCTTGTTGCCCTCGCTCTCAAACTTCACATAAAAAGCGGGAACTTCCACCATGACCTGCCCATCTGTGCCGTCAAGCTTGGCGGGCGCGCCACCCTCCTTCTTTGTGCTGTCGTTTGCATCAAGGTAGTAGGCTACCTCCCCGTTGTCGCGAAGCACACAGCGGCGCATCAGCGACTGAATTGGGAGAGAGGCATGCAACTCCAGCTTCCCAATGCGCTTAGCCTTCGGATTACTGACGGTTACATCCCACTCAATGCCATAAAATTGGTCGTAGGGCATCTGTGGCTTCGTCTGCCCGATTCCTATAACAATTCCCATACTAATAGCCCCATTTTAAGTCAAGACCAGCAAGTGGCGACTGCTTCACCACCTTCACGATTTCAGGATTCCACCCTGGGTCAAATCGCGTTGTGATAAATTCGCCGTCCTTCATCCCTGCGAGCTGTACAGACAACTCAACAGCGGAAGCGCCCTCATTTTTGATGTTGAAACAAGCGCCATCGGGAAGGGAAAAAGAGCCATTTTGCAGACCCTCAATTACTCCCATCTTCCCAACCTGCTGTGACGTCTGTTCCCCTGAACGTGTCTCTGCCATAATCTGATTACTAATTACACAAATTTACTAACTATATATCACTATAAAACACAGGTTCATAACTTAACTACAACTACGTTGTAAACTGCTTGCACACGATGTGGTAAGCGCCGTTGTAGTAGCGCAATTTCAAGCTGTCCCCACGCATCATGTCTATCCCGTCAATCGCAATGCCGTCATTGTTGTACATCTGCGCACCTGGTCGCGACTTGACTTTAATCTTGTTCCACATCTCCTTATCGCACACTATTTCAAGGTTAAAGAAGATGTCCTTACCTCCTGCATGCTTGTCAATCATCGTCTTTGTCGGCAAGTCCATGCCAAGATAGCCCGTGCCAACGCGCGTGAAGTGGAATTTATTAGTCGTGTCAAAGTGCAGTACAAGGGTATCGCTATACGCTTCCCCGATGTATCCCGTGAAGTAGTGGCAATGCTTGCCAATGCCATACACGTTGCCGAGGTACTCAAACGCGCGTTGTGGATAAAAGTAGTCGAGCGAGCCATCCCCCGACACACACTTAGCGTAGAGAGCTGACCCAAGGATGTGATTATCGCTACTTGATAGCTCAAAGAGACCCGCGTTGCTGTATCCAAGCCAATTCAGCACACCGATGGAAGCGAATGCCGTTGCCCCCACCGTATCTCCGCGGAAGCGAATGTTGCGGTCGGTCAGCGAAAGCCCCGTTGTTGCGTTGTAGCTGTTTGCCACGCCGATACGACCGTCATTGATGTCAAAGCCTCCAATCTTACCGCCCTTAGCGTCAATGATACCCGACACATTAGCCTTGCTCATCCTGGTTGTGCCATCCTGATGCACAACAAATGGTGCATCGGCTCTATTGTCATAGGTTGCACCAGCCCAAAAGCGCACAGCGTCAGGCGTTGTGCCGTAGCCCGTTACGCCTGCAAGGATTGCCGACGCACTGCCCGCCACCTGTATAGTACCCGATGTGACAAGACCGCCTTCAATGGTTGTCTTAGTGTTGTCGTATGCAACACCAAGCACCCAATCTCCAGCGACGTACGCACCCGACGCGCGCGCCGTAGCACAGCAGCGAAGCACCTTGCCATCTACCCATATATCTCCAGCGTCATAAGGTGGCGTTGGTTGTGTTGTGAAGACCCTGCTGCGGCTTGACACCTGGCGGCTTACTTCGCTCCCGAACTCATCAAGGCTCTTGCGCTGACCGTTGGAAGTAAACATCACGCGCCCGCCAATCTCACCTGCATCAAGGTCAAAATACGTAGAGCCGTCCGCGCTCTCTATTCTGCCGGTCTTGATGAAGCGCCCGTTGATGGTTGAGAAGCCATAAGTGAGCGACATTGAGCGAGCTTGCAGCGTGGCATCAACGGAATTGACGACACCCACCCAAAAGTGATAAACGCCCGCTTCCTGCTCCACCTTGATAGGCGTCTTGCTAAATATCATTGTAGCTGCATTGCCGACCTTTGGGCATCGCGCAAAGACGTAGTAAGGTGTGCCGTCTTCTCCAAGTTGTGTAACCGTCTGCGCCACCCTCCACGCGCGCGGTTGCTCCTCAATGGCGTAGTGCATCAGCGTGCCAGCGGACACGCGCACGGCATTCTTCTGCCCTTGATAGTTAGGCTCAAACACCACGTCCTGCAAGGCGAACTGCATAGACTTCGCGCCCACCGACAACGCCAGGGTATCAACGGAATTGGGCTTGATTTTGTCGGTGTAATAATCCCCGTCGGGGTCAAACACCATATCCAGCACCTCACGCGTTGAGCGCCAATTTGCACGCGCTCGCGTTGGGTCTTTAAGCTGATAGACGGTGGCAATCTTGTCAAGGTCTACAAGCTCCGAGATAACACGCGTTGTGATATTGCTCTCCGCCACATCTGCGAGCGTCAAAGTGTAGCTATACACATCAAGCAGATTGCGCTCCAAGCTCTGAATGCGCACTGCCTTATCTACACCGATGCTCCCATCTTTCACGTTGATGTAGTCGCCTGGGGAGAATAGCCCCGTTGCCTCGCCTCCTCTAAACAGCTTCTGCAAGTAGGACTTTGTAACAGATAGCCCATACTTCACTTTGGGCTGGCTGTTCTGTCGGTAGTACTCCGTGGCGCGCTCCTGCAACTTCTGCTCCGCTTCCTGCTGGTATCTTTCGGGGAGCGTCACATCAAGTATCTTGTACTCGTCGCCCATGGCGAACTGAAATGCCGTAGAGCTTGCAGATGGAAAGACATCGCCGCGGTCGTCTGTTAGCTTCTTTATCGTGAAAGTCTTTGTCGCGTGGTCGTACTTTTGGATGTCAAACTCATACCCTGCAAGATTGCCGGTGTTAAAGTGTATCTTGGCGCTCACACCCGCCACAAGGTACTTCGTTGTCTTGCCGTCAGCCTCCTTGGCGTTCAAGTCAAACATGGTGGAATCCTGGAACTGCAAGACGCTTCCAGCCACGACCGCCGTTATCTTGCCGTTGAATGTAGGCTTGATGTCATCAAAGACCTTGCGAGCCTCATGCACTCCGTAGCGCGCCACAGCTTCCGCCTGCTCAACGAATGACTGCGCCTTAGTCTTCCCTGGAAGGCACAGGCGTTGCGCTCTGTACTTGTTCGTGATGTTGTCGCTTGACCCATATACCTTTAAGCGAGTGACGATGTTTGAGCTGTCCACGTTCTGTCGGTCAAGGGCATACAGCCCCCCACCCTTGCCAAACTCAAAGGTAAATGGGTGCGTCACACCTACCCGCTTGGCAAAGTCAATGGTGTACACGCCGCCACTCTCCGAGATAGTTGCCTCAACCTCAAATGTCTTGCACAGATTTTGATACACGGCAAGGCAATTATCCCCATCACCAAAAGTAAGCGTCTTGTCCGCAATGGTCGTGGGACACGTACCAAGCTGCCACTTTCCAGGGAACACGCGGTTGGCATTGGAGACAAGCACGGTGGCAAAGCGTCTCAAATCCCCCGTGAGGGCATCACCATGCACGTCTTGCAAGGTGTTGCCGGTCGTCTCTATGGTGACATCGTAGAATGCACGCAAAAGGTCGTACTGCACGCCCTCAAAGGTCAGGTCATAGGCGTATTTATGCGCGCCTGTGCGTCTGACCCTTGGCAACTGATTTAGGCGGTATGTGCGCCCAAACACGCCGATGCTATCCCCTATTGCGTAGCTCTGCGGGTATGGGCTTTCCACCGTGATGTTTACCACATCATCCCCAAGCAAGCCCCATGATTGGATAGCCTGCTTGATTGCCGTGACCTCCCTCTTAACTGCAAGGGGGTAGGTCGTGCCGTCCTTTCGGGTGACTATAATTTGGTCCATACAACAATGGCGTTGGTGGTAAATGCTTCAATTTCGTCAATGCACCCTGTGATGACGGGGAAATACTCGCCGTCTTCCTTGTAGGTGTGTGAAATTGTCACGTTCTTGCCTGAAATGTCCTCTTGTACTTCACCGTCACCCCAAAAGATGTTTACAAGCTTGCTACTCGTCAAGGTGATTGTGCATGTCTTCGTAGCATCTGACACTCTCACATGGCGCAACACGCGCTTCACGGGCTGTGGCTCTGTCAGCTTTAGTTTGAATGTGCCTACCATCAAGGTGTCGCTCCAGCGCTTTGATACGCTGATTTCATCCTTGCAATACACCTCATAGATTAGGGGCTTGGTCGGGTGGACATCGATAACAAGGCGGTGCAAGCCTCGCTTGTCAAACAGCTGCTCAAAGCGTGCCATTTGGTTGATGAACTCCATCTTGTTGCTTGCCTTGATGAAGCAAGACAATGTGATTTCCCGCGCCTCGTAGTACTTATGATTGAGGTCTACATCCTCCCCGTGGTAGTTGTCCCAAGAGATACTTGCAAGGGTCTTCAACTTGGGTCTATTGAGAATGCCATCGGAATCTGAAACGAACACCCCAAACTCCCTGAAATCGACGCCGTCAAGGGTGTATGCCTGGCGCTTATCTTCTCCTGCCACTTCTTTAAGCTCTTCTTTTGTTAATGCTGTGTTGTAAATCTTCAGGTCGTCGACAAGGCACACGCCATAGTCGCTGCCGTAGAGGTCTTGATTAAGGACAAGTCCGAGAAGGTTGTCTGTCTTCGTCTCTTCTGCGACCAACCGCCCATCTTGGTAGAAGGTGAATGAACTGCCCTTGCGAACAAGAGCAACGTTCGTCCATCGTCCTGCACCCGCGCTGATTGGCACTTCCAGGCGGTTATCTTCACCTCCGCTGAAATTGAGATACCACGTAAAGCCCGTTCCATCGACAAGCGAGTGGACATAAAGGTCTATCGTGAAATCCCCATTGAGGTTGTCGAAGATTTGCTTTGTCACCTCCCCGTAGCCGTCCCCCGTGAACTCCACGGCGTTGCCATTGCGACCAGCCGAAAACGAAGCGTTGTGAAGCTGTATATCTGCGCGCTTGACGCTGTAATCGTAGGCGACTGACGCACCTCTGCTCTCGTCAAACGGCACATTCAAAATGATGTCCTGTTCTCCTGCTCCCATACCTATCAATATGTCTTTGTTTCCTTTTCAACCACCTTGATAGCGCTGTCGCCTCGCTGGTCGGTGGTCAGACGACCGCCATATCTGTTGATATGCACCTTGGCGCGCTCTGTCGTGTGTACAGACACTTCTGAGTTGTCAAACATATCAACCTCAATAAAGGCGTTACCACTTGCACTGATGACCAGCACAGAATCATGCTTCACAAACACCTCGCACACGCCATAACCACCAACAACAACGCTACCAACGGTACGTCCGAGTGCAACGCACCTGCGTGGATTGGTAAGCATTATCTCATCATCAAGGTAGATGCCTTTCTTCTCCATTGACCCCTTGAAATGCTCCCTGATGTAGTCATTGCTTGGGTAGTCGTTGGACAAGCAGAAATCAATCCCCTTGATGTACATGTCTATCATCGCTTCTTTGTCTGTTAGAAGCTTTAACTGCCCGTGCCACTCCTCACAGATGCCCGCCTTTTTCGCTTGCCTCGCAAGCTCCTTCGCTATTGCATTCATATCGCTTCGTTTATGCTAATCCCTGGGAGCGCAACGGGTCTGCACCGCCATTCATCGCTCTCAGCTCCTTGTGTATCTCCACCAACATGCGGTTGTAGGACGTATTTTGCACAATGGAATTTAGGGCTGTGAGTTGCTGGCGCAAGATTGCAGACGCTTCCACTTGGTTGATTCTCATTGCATTCATCTGACCTGCGACAATGCTCGCCGTCTCTTCGGTGACGCCCTTGACCGCACCGGTCAGCGATGTATCATTCTCCGCCGCCGTGATATTGAGCTTGTTTTTGAGCGCCCCAATAGCTTGCTCGAGTTGCGGGTAAAGCCCCGTCAGCTCGCTCGACAAGCTGCTCACATCGCTCACAACGGTATCAAAGCCCACAAAAGCGCCATCCTTTCCGACCCACTTTGATGTGTACTTGCTTATAATCTTGTCAATTGGCTCTTGCAGTACCTTTTGGATTAGCAAGTTCTTGACAACGTTGTTCACAATACCCTTGACGCTTTCACCCCAAGCTGCGGCGGCATCCTTGCCACTCTCAAAAGCCCCAACAATAGCGTCACCAAGCTGCGATGCAACGCTCTTGACATCGGTGTCAAGCAAGCTCTTGTTCATACTCTCAATGGTGTCAGCGATTGTTCTGTCAATCTCCTTTATCTGCTCCTTCCACTCATTGACCTTGCCATTGTCCTTCTTCTTCTTGCTACCCTCTGCAATAATCATCCCTTGAAGCTCCTTTTGCTGTTGCTTCATATTGTCAATTGCCGCCTGCTGGTGCTTGTACTTGCTACCTGATAGCGCCTTGGAGATTTGCCACTCCAGCTCCTTGTAGGTAGAGGTTAGATGATTGATATTCTCCTGATGTCGCTTGATAGAGCGCTCTGCACGGCGGTCGTTTGCACCTGTGAAATACTTGACAACAGAGCTGACCGCCTTGATAGCACCACTGACGACCTGCACGGGATTCCCCGAAACAATGCCCATGACGGCATTTTGCGCGCCATCAGCAAGCCCCTCCAGCGCTTGGATTACGTGACCAACCTCTTCTGTACCCTTGACGCCCAAGTCCTCCAGGGTGCTTGTTACATCAGAGATTACCCCCTTTAACTGCTGACCCGACTTCGCCGCGCTGTCAAACATTGCCGACAACGCCGCGGTAGCTTCGCCGTCTGTGGTCGCCTTCTTGAAGTCTCCAAATGACTTGGCAAGCGCCTTGAATGGGTTGCGCTCGCGAATTTCATCCTTTAGCTCCTTTACCTTGTCTTGGATAGCCTTGAAGTCCGCTGGGGATAGCTCCACACCAAGTATAGCGGTCTTTCCCTCGATGGAAGCAAGCAGGCGTTCCAGCTCCTTAGTGCCGACCTCGTCAAGGTCTCCAAACACCTTCTCCCAATCGGGGGATAGCTTCATTTCGTCAATAGCGAGCCTTGACAATGCTTCGTTTTGCGCCTTGTTGAGACGCTCGACAAGCTCTGTATTGCCATGCTCCAAAGCTCTCGCGCGCTTCTCGCTGAACTCCTCAATGATGGCATCTTTCTTCTCCTCAAATGTGCGGTAGGTCTGCAACAGCTGGTCAAAGTCGCTATCACCCGAGGTCTTACTATCCTTGGCGTACTGCTTCGCCCTGTTGGCTATGGCTGCGTCAATCTTCTTGCGCTCCTCGTCGGTGGTCGCCTTGGCACGCGCGCGCTCCAAGAGAGCGAGGTCGTTGTTGTACTCCAAGTCAAGCTGTATCTTCTTGTCAAGGTAAGAAGCGTAATCTTCAAGTAGCTTCTTCGTCTCCTCCTGCTGTTTCTGCACAGCATTTACCTCAGCGTCGTCAAGCGTCTTCTTTTTGTCGCTGCCAAGCTCGCTGTCATCGTCAGCCAACTCCTTACGCTTCTGAGCTATGATGTTGAGCATCTCCAAGGTCGTCTTGGCGTTGCCGAGTTGCTTTGAAAGCTCTTCATTGAAAGCCTCCAGCACCGTCTTCTTCGTCTCCTCTGCAAGGCGGTCATTCAGTGCGCTCAGGTTTTTGTTTTGCTCCTTGGTGCGCTTGTCAGCGTCAATGGAAAGTATCTCATCGCGCTGCTTTTTGAGGTAATCAATGTATGTAGCGCCCTGTGCAAGTAGCCCCTTGAACTCCGTTGATGCAGACTTTATAAGCACGTCATCACCCGAATTGAGCCACTTCTTGTGTCGCTCGTACTCCGCTTTTCTCTTATCCAGCTGCTCAATAAATGGGTCTTTCTCCTTCCTTGAAGAGGCTGCATGCTTTCTTGTGGGCTTCTCTATCTGCTTTTGCAGGGCTTCAATCTCCTTGTTTGCTTTCTTCCACTCCGTGGTATTTGGCTTCAAGTGCTTCAAGGCTTCCTGCTTCTCTGCAATAGCCTTCTCAATAGCGCCAATCGTGCCTTGGGCGTATGTGCCGGCGCTCTTGATGCCCGCCTTTTTGAGCTTGTTGTACTCGTTTGCTTCCTCTTCGGCTGCGCGCTTGAAGTCATCGCGGATTTCCTTTTGTAGGGCTTCAATCTCCTTGCGCTTCTTCTCCTTGATGGTGTTGTTTAGCGTGGATGTCGTGTAACCTCCCATTGCGCTACCACCGGTCATTGCAACGGTCACTCTGTCAGGCATCTTCTCCACCTCTGCCTGCAACTCCATCTGCTTCTTTATCTTCTCCGAAGCGTTTTGAGCGAGTACCATAGCCTTAGCCTTGGCGATTTGCGCCGAAATGAAAGCATCCTTGTTGTTGATAAGCAGATTTTCAGCATCGCGAACGTTGGTTACAGCCACTCCAAGCTCATCAAAAGCCTTTCTGTTGTCCTTGATAAACTGCTCCTTCTCCTTGATGTTGTTGCCAAGGGCGGTGTACTTCGCTGAAAGCTCTTCAAGCTTGCCGATGGGCTTGTATGCCCCTTCAATCATTGCCTTGGTGAACTCCTCTTGCGCCTTTCGTGCCTCACGCGCCTTGCTCGCAAAGTGCGTAGATATAGCCACGATAGCAGACAAGCCGGCTAAGAGCCACCCAAAGACGGGTATTGACTTAATTGCAAGCCCAACAGCCCTGAATGCACCTGCAAGAGTGAGGTTGGCAACCGTCCCTGTTGCAGCTGCTGTGGTCTGCGCGCCCTGCGCAACGGCATTAGCCCCTTGTGCCACCGTCCCCTGCACCGTGGCGGCGGTCTGCGCCTGACGCGCTGCCGTATTGGCAACCGTCGCGGTCGTTTCTGCAACCTCCGCCGCGGTGGACTTCGCCACGATGCCAGCCCACCACTCCTTTAAGCCATTGAGCGTGACAAGCTGAAATGCGCTGTCCTTGTTGAGGGTCTGTGCCACCGACTGCAAGCCCATAGCAATAGCCATGACGCTCTGCACCTTGGTCATCACACGCTGCAAGTTCTCATTTTCCCCTGCAAAGAGGGAAACAGCACCCGTGGCGGCTGAAAAAGCACCCGACAAGCCGGAAACGCCCTGAATGAAGCCCTGAAACTTAGCTTGGTCATTGGAAAGTATCTTTGCCTGCGTGGATATATCCCCTTGGATGTCTGACAATCTACCAAGCTCGGCGGACATTCGTCGGTACTCCTCCGTTTGGTCGCCGTGCGCTTCACGATACAAAGCCATTTCCTCCTTTAACGCGCGAATACGACCACGCAAGGTCTGATGTGCCTGTGCGTTGGCTTCAATCTGCTTGGTTGATTGCTCGCGCTTCTGTGCCTCCTTTTCAAGTTCAGCGGCAAGGGCTTTCGCCTCTTCAATCGCCTTCTCGCGCACGGCAATCTCTCCTGATATAGCATTTCGCGTCTCCCGAATGGCGCGCGCCTCGTCGGTACGACCCGATGCCATCGCTGCACCAATCTTGTCACTAAGCTGCACATACTGCCCTGTAAGCTCCCCAAGCTTAGCTTCGTGGATGTCCACAGCCTGCCCAATCTGCGAAATCGCCTGACGTATGCCGTCAGCGGTGTGTACAAATGCGCTGTCCATCTTCTTGCCACCTGCAACGGTTGCATCTGACAAGCCTTGCACCCTTCGCAACGTCTCCTCAATAGCCTCGTTCATTTGGTCATTGTCCATGACCGACTTAAACGAAAGCGCACCACCATCAATGTTTGCCATGCTCTACATTAAGCTGTTCACATAATCCATAATACTATCGCGGTTGCTCTCTGTCAATGAAAGCTCCTCTTCACCATCGCTCATGTCGTAGCTTGGTGCGTCAAGCATCATCTTTTGCACCACTGACCAAGCAATGCCGTTAGTCAAGTAGTCCAACGTCCAACCGAAATGTGCACAAATAGCACCCCTCCTGCCGTGTGGACTTCTTAGACCTCGCTGTTTTCCTCTATCTTGATTGGGCTGGTTGTTCGGTCGGCGGACATCAATCTGATAGAGTTCAAAAAATCCCCGAAGTTGCACATTGCGCCAATCAAGGTGTATAGCTGATACAGCTCTGATGGCTTGATTCTCCGTGCAAATAGGGCGGTCAGCTCTTCAAGGCGCTCCGTGTCGCGTCCGTAGCCAACAACACCGCCCTTGAAGACCTTTGGGACAAGGTAGTCCGACCCAATCACCGCCAGGGCTATGACCTTTGCACATCGCAACGCGTGCTTCTTGGCTAATAGTCGCGCCTGGTACATAGCATCTTCGCCCTTTAGCTCCTCTTCGTCAATCGCCATCTCCACCCACTCTGCGGAAAGTCTGTCAAGCGTTCCAAGTGTAGGCTCTTGGATGACAAATGTGCGCGTCACAGGCACAATGCTCTTTTTCTTAAACAGCCCGAAGAAGCGCGGCGAACTCTGCACCTGCACGTCCTCAACTTCAAAGGAAACACCCCTACCTATTAGGGCATTTAGCTCTGAACGCTCCTGGGTCAATGCTTTCTTTTCGTCACTCATATCTGTGGAAAGAAAGAAGCCCCCAAACGCGGGGTCTGAGGGCTTCCAACACAACTAAACAATGAAAAGCACACTTACTATGCCTCCTTGGGGTCGTACGCACGAAGAGCCTTGCCGTCCTTCACTGCAAGGGGCGTCACCGTGAACTCCACAAGGAAGATGCCCTTTGCGGACATGTCGGCATTTACAACCGCTTCAATGTCGGCGTTTGGCATTTCAAAGTAAAGCCCCTGTTCCGTCTTGACAAGGATAGCACGGTTGTCAACAAGCTCTGAGCCGTCAAATGCCCATCGCGTCTTTGTAGACCCGCTCTTAGCGACCTTCGTGCCACCAACGTACTGCACAAGCACGTCGATGTCAGCATCCATGATGCTGAATGTGAGCTTGGGTATCTTCTTGCTCTTCTTGCGGACTTCGGGAGCTGCGCGCCCCTCCTCAAAGTGCTCCGTGACTTCTGATGCCTCCTGGCTGAACTTGGCGGTGTCCTTGTAGGTCTTACCAAGCTTCTTCATCGCGCTCTCCGCTGGCATCGTTCCTGCTTCCGAAGCCGTGCCAACAAGAATTTCCGCTAATCCTAATGTTACCATATCTCTACCTCTCTTCTAATGTGTTTGTATGTTCCAAGCAATCCTTATGTTACAGAAGTGCTGCTTGATTGTCGTGTCATTAAGCACTGACTGACTTTCGGGGATTATCTTCAACCCCTCAATCTGCGCGCCTCTCAACACCTCCAAGACTATCTTTGTCAGCTTGGCAAGTCGCTCATGGTTGGGCTTTGACTGCTCAACTCCGTCAATTCGGCGCGTGATGTCCGCCACGTAGATGTTCACATTGCTTGTTGCCAACTGCGGCAAGTAATCCTGCGTCATCGTTATGGTGTTTATCACAACATCCTCCTTTGTTGAGCCATCGGGGCGGTCATTTGAGTAGTACACACCGCCTGTGATGGTACTTTTTAGCTCGCTTGACCCGCTCAACATCTTGTAGACAATCTTGTCAATGTCAAATGATGTCTTCATTCAGCGGCACTTCTGATGTTCTCAATCAATCGGTCTAACATCCTGGGCAACTCTCTCTCCGCCAACTGCTCCGCTGACGCAATGACATCACGCCCGCGAGCTTCAACGTAAAGAGCATAGTTCATACCCGCCGTCACGACAAGGCACACACCATGCGTGCGCTCCCCAATCTTCTGTGAGAGGTCTGCACCAGCCTTTGCACCGGCTGCACCGCCCTTCACCTCCTCATAGGCTGAATGAACGGCAACGCCATCTACAAAGACGGCATAACCAATGGAAGAGCGAAGGTTGCCCGTTTGGTCTTCAAAGCCCGTTTCCTTGGGTACTGAGCGCGCGTGATTCACGCACATCTCCCCAAGCATCTGCAAACGCTTGATTTGCTGCTGCTGAATCTGCCCAACGAACGCACTATATCGCTCCTGGACTTCCTCTTTCGTAAACTGAGCTTCTATACCCATAGTCGTGAATGCAGTTGCCCCTTGTCAAACTTCAAAGCCACGCCATTGATACGCACCACTTCGCCCGCTTCATCCTCCGATACAAAGACATTCGTCCCTGGCGCTATAACCAACGCACCCTTGGGTATCTGAATCAGCGAAGAGAAACGGCGATACGTGCCATCTGCAGTCTGAACTTCTGCCCCTCTGCCGTCCGTCTCCTCGCGGCACATGGAAAGAAGCTCAATGGAGCTTTCCCCGTCACTCCAATAGCCATCTTCCCCCTGCTTTGATTCAGTGGTCTTGACGGCAAAGAGGTAGTGAGGATATTGCTTTACCATAGATGTGAGCGGCTACGCACTTTTGGACGTGCAAGCAGTACATTTTCAACACCCAACTCGCTGCACAGAGCGTTGTAGAAGAGCTTCACGGCATCCATGTTCCAAGAGACGGAATAACCACCCTCTGAAACGTTCTGCAACACGCCCTTAAACAACACAGACATCCGATTGTAGGTAGCCATATCGCAACTACGTACATCCACATCTGCATCTGCATCAAGCTCTGATTTTAGAAGAATGATGTCAATGTCATCCTCCGACATGTTTAAGCCTGAAAGAGCCTTTGTTAAGTACTGCTTGTTTGTCATCTTGATTGATAGTGGATTGATGTGGCGGGGAGAGGGCTTGCACCCCCTCCGCACCACTCAATGTTAGTTCTTATTCCAAGCCGTAGCGGACACCTGCATAAGTACCGAACGACCGGCGAGATTCCACGCGGGGAACACGTTAGAAATACCCTCAGTGACCTCCGTGACGGGGCTTTCCGTAGAGTACTTCTTAATCAGCGTGTGACCGTGCATGACCTTCTCAGCGACACTTCCGGCAATCTTGTTGGCGTCGATAGGACGCTTCCAATAGGTCGTGCCGAGTACCTTGCTCTCCGAGAAGAGGATGACATCATCTTCAAAAGGATTACTGGTGACACGTTCGCCGTCAGCCGTCTCAATGGTAATGTCCTGGTCAATGACGATAATCTGAAGCCCCTTGAACTGCTCCTTCTTCTTCGTGAGATAGGCGTTGACCGTTTGCAGGTCGGGGGCATCAGTCGCACCCGTCATCTTCTCAACAAGCGTGGCGCAACGGTCGACGACCTCCTTCTGTGACGCAAACTTGATGAAAGTATCTGCGTTCATGAACATGAACTTGTAGTTTGCGCCAATGCTCTTGCCAATCTTCAGAGCCTTGGGGATGTCCACAGAAAGGGGCTTACCAGCAGTGCCAGCGGCGTAAGAGGTATCGACACCAATCTTCTGACCACTTGGAATGCTGTAGTCCACATTGTACTCCGTGGCAACAGCCGCGTTGTTTGAGTTCGTGAACGTGACCTTGCCAAGCGAGATTTGGCGAAGAGCCACCCATTCAACGCGGTTGGCGACAGCGTCCCAACAATACTTGGTGTCCTCTGCCCAAAAGTCAATCAGGGCTTTCAGGTCAGGGTTGTTGGTGGCGCGAAGCACAAGCAGCTCATACTCCGTCAGCTCCTCTTCATCCTTTTCACGGGAGATAGCGATTTTAGGGATGTCCCCCTGGATGCGCGCAAGAGCCTCACGCGTCTTCTTGGGGATTGTCGCACCTCGTGAAACAAGGTCAGCGGCAATCTTTAGACCCGCCTGCGCCTCAACCATCTTCCAATCAAGGCGCCCCGTCTCCTTGATAGGGAAGAGCGTGGGATAGTAGTAATCCTTAAGGTCGTATGTATGAATTACGGCTTGGAGATTGCTCTCGTCAAGCCCGAACATTCGTGATTTCAGCATATTTGACTACTTTTTGATGTTACACGTACGCCACGCACTTTAGTGCGGACTTGATAGCGTCATTCGCTGCTGGTGCGTTGGCTTCGCGGACTACAGCGACGACCCATGCAGACACAAAGAGGTTGTCACCAGGATTCACATCCTGGTCAGACCCTGCAACAGCAATAGGCGTCACTTTCAGCTTGGTATCTGCACCCTTACTCTCAAAGGCACAAGCGCCAGCGGCTACCACCTTGCCAAGCGACGTCTTGACCGTGATGATGTCCTTTGCAGCGTCAGTGCGGTCAATAGACGCGATTTCCTGCCCGTTGCATTCTGCCGTGGCGAAGCGGTCGCCCACCTTAAAGTGATGCCCCTTGGCAACTTCGTAGGTCGTTGCTGATGCTTCTGCCTTGGTCAGCACCTTTGCCGTCTTGCAGACCTCGTAAAGGTCGCCAGCACCCTTGCCAAGCGGTGTACCCTCGTAGAGGACACGCCCACCAAGGTTGGCGACAGCCACACCGACACCACCGGGGATGTCGGCAACGCGATGAAGCACGCACTTAACCGTGCGTTGCTCTCGACCTCTCTCAATCTTAAATCCCATCTTTGCGATTTTCGTTAAAGTTCCTTGCCCGTGAGTGCGCCAGCATCGGACTTACTTGCAACGTAGTCGGCGACAGCCTTTGAAACGCCACCTTCGGTCTTCTGACCAAACTGCGGCGCGCCAGCGCCTCCTGACATAGCTGCATCTGACACACTTTGGTTGGTGGTCTTGATGTCTGCTACCTTTTCAGACAAGTATTCGTTAAACGCTGCGTCGTCGTTGAAACTCATACGCCCAAAGTCCTTCAACGTTTGAGCCTTGAACGTTTCATCCTTGCACTTTGAAAGTGCGTCATTCAGCGCTTGAAGCCTTGACTTTCCAATTTCGCCTTGCTTGTACTTCGTAAGCTCATCTTGCAACGGCTGTACAGCTCTTGCCACTGCCATCTTGATAGCTTCTGCGAGGTCTGTTGGTGCTGGTTGCTCTTCATTGCCCTTAGGCTTGTTTGCTTCTGCTTCCAGCTTCTTGCGTAGAGATGATTCAATGCTCTTTCCAGCATTGGACACCTCGGCATCTACCACCTTGCGATACTCCTTGACGAAATCCGTTACCTGCGCTTCGGTCACTTTCTCAACAAGGGCTTTCGCTTCCTCTTCGTTGGAGCATTGTAACGCCATAACGCGTGCCAACTGCGCCAATCCATCCTTTCGCACGCCTTGAAACTTAGCGCCAAGTAGTGCAAGAATCTGTTCAAAGTTCATCTTGAATTGGTTTGTATTACAAATCACTACAAAGATAGCTTGTTTCATAGTGATACACGCCAATAGTCCAGCCCTTTTGTAGTTAAGTTACACACAATTACCCTGCAAGGCGACCACAGCGCCAGCTTATGCAATTGCATTACAAATGCTATGCAATTGCATTGCAAGGTTAGTGCAGATGTAATGCAGGTGTGCTTTTAGGGTGGCAAAAGTTGCCCAAAATAGCCCCAAAACACGCACCTGGATAGCCACCAAATGGGCGTGATGCGTATTGAAGTCACCAAAAATGTATACTGATTATCAGACACTTAATGCAAATGTTATGCAATTGCATAGCTTTTGCAGTGCATTTGGTATCCAAAGAAAAGAAAAGGAAAGGAAAGTATATATATATATACACCCATATACTCACTAACGTTCGTATATGTGTGTTGGGGCGAAATCTCCGATTTCTTGACACACATAGGGCGATGAATTTCTTTGTTTTTGGGGAATGTGCGTTGCACGCACTTTGATTGATTTACCTACCTTTGCAGGTAGTAAACAACCAACACGAAGAAACGATGAAGCGATTTGTACTTGCCGTAATAGCAATAGCCTGCACCACGCTATTCGCCAATGCACAGGTGAAAGGGGAGCTTGGGTATCTTGACAAGCGCTGTGGGATATACCCCGTGATGCTCAATGATTCAATAACCAAACACCTCACCGTCTTAGACCTAATCGGCAAATCGGAAAAGGGAAACGCGCTATGCCTGCTAAGCGAGGACTACCTCGTTTTGAACACGGCGAACCTAAAGCGGGTGCGTGTGAAGTTCGTGAATTACACCGCACGCAACATCCTTTTCTACGTAGAGCCAGCGTTTATTGATGCGTGCCTCAGCGAGCTTGTGGGGCTATATGGAGGAGCAGAACAAGACGGAGATAAGTACATTTGGAAATCTGATAAGACCGTGCTTGTCTACGACAAAAAGCCGGAAGACGCACCAGGCTTAGCCGTGGGCATCTTTTTCAGACGCGAAGACCTCGCAAAGTGATACAAGCGCTTGCACATTCAAAAATAATGCTTACATTTGAAGTGTTGAAACTTTCCGAGGGCGAAGTATAAAAGCTCTCAACCACCATTGAGGGCTATTTTTATAGCCGCCCGAAAAGATACAAGGCATTTGGTGTCCATACCCCTGTGTGTTAGCTGTAATGGCGCACAAACCTCTCGGAGAGTTTCAACAGCAGGAAAGGTGGACACCTATCTTTTTTTTTCGTAGCTATGTTGACAACTCCGAATGTCCTAAAAGAAACAGAATTGCTTGGACAACAATTCGCGGTGTATGGCACACCACAAGAGCCACTTTTTAAGGCAAAAGATGTCGCTGCGATGCTTGGGCTTACAAACCAGCGGGACTTTGTAAAAAGAGTAGATGAAGACGAACTGCGTAAGTTGAACTTACCCGGTCAAAGTGGTGAGACTTGGATGCTCACAGAAAACGGGCTGTATGAAGTCTTGATGCAGAGCCGTAAGCCTATCGCAAAGAGCTTCAAGAAGGGTGTGAAGTCTATCTTGAAAGAGATACGCACGAATGGCGGATACATCGCCACACAGCCCGAAGACACGCCCGAGCTTATCATGGCGCGTGCCTTGATGGTGGCACAATCCACCATCGAGAAGAGCCAACGGCAACTGCAAGCGGCGCAAGCGGTCATAACGCACCAAAGTGAGCAGCTGAAAGAGCAAGCCCCGAAGGTGGAATACACCGACAACGTGCTTAACGCCTCCAACACCTACACCTCTACACAGATGGCAAAGGAATTGGACTTGCGCACCGCCGAACAACTGCATGCACTCTTGAAGTCGTGGGGCGTCATGATACGTCAGAGCGGTCAATGGATGCTTGCGGCGAAGTATTGCGGGCAAAACTACACCAAGACCAGGACGCACCCATACACCAAGCAAGACGGCACGCAAGGAACTAACAGCATAACCGTGTGGACAGAGCGTGGTCGATGGTTCTTGCACAACCTCATGCAGCAGAAAGGAGGTGTTGCGTAATGGAATCAATGATAGCCCAAATCAAGGGGACAGCAATCAGTGATGCAACAGCGCGCCTTATCGCCTGCCAACGCTTCACGGATGACGTTTACGAAAACATCATGCACGCACTTTCAGACATGTATGGAGAGTATGTGGGAGAAGAACTCATGGAGAAGAAATGCTTGCACCTATTCAACGAAGTTGAGGGGGTCATCCGTGAACTCATTGCAGAATCAATAGCCCACAACGTCGGGAAGAGCAAGATAAGCGAGCTGTGACCTCGCTTGTCAGAGACTTTGAGTAACTTTACATAAGACAAAGCAGTCATTACAGCGGACAAGGCTTTACCACAAGTGGTATGGCGCATGAAACAAGGCGGTGGGATGCGAGTGGCTGACCAAATGACAGCTTTATTATAGAACAAGAATGGAACAGTACTTCTACAACTACGAAGCAGATGTTGTCGTTAGAGAGGATGAACGCGGAGACCGCTACCTAAAAAGCCTCTCAGACATAAACGAACGCTTTGCGGACAAAACGAGCAGCGCAGCTTGGGGGATTCCAAGCCACGGTGTAATGAATGCACTGCAACCAATCTCACAAGAGCAATACGACACGTTCGGTGTCGAGTGGGAAGAGATTACTCCTTGAAGTGACTGTAATACTCCTCTGACTTACGGGCAATCTCTCGCCCAAGTTCAGACCGCTGTTGTTCGTATGTGAGTAACCTGTATTGCTCATAGTATTTGTGACCAAGCCCACCAGGTAGTCCCGTCTCTCTTTGTATCTTGCGCCAAAGAGCCTCACCGATTATGCGCTTAGCGTCTTCGGGTGGTTCTTTGGCGTATATCATCTTGGGGGTGTTCACCTGTATTTCAGCGGTCAATCCGTTTGCCCCATTGATATTGACGATAGTACCCGTATATCCAAGGAAAACACTACCAGCCTGCACCTTAATTCGCTGCACGTTACCACCACTTGACTTGATTTGCTTGAAGTAGCTCCTCACGCCTTCAACCTTGTCCGAATCAACCATGATTGTCGTCCGCACAGCATCCTTTATCGCGCGTGCATCATGGTTCACTTCAGCCGTACTCAGCTTTCGGAGGATAGATGCCCTCGTCTTCAGATTGACAGGCGTGACCCGTCCGCCGAACTCAGCAGCAACGCTAACAGCGAATGCATGAACCTCATCCTTTATCTCTTCGCTTTTTGCTATAAGACGACTTGCGCTACGCTCATCCCAACGCTTCTGAATGGCTTGCATCTGCTCCGTGGTGCGCTGCACATGATTTTTTGCATCCAGGGCTTCATTGCGCTTGCTGTAATCAATGAAGTTGTCCTGCTTGGGCACTTCTACCTTTGTGGGCGCAATCGTGTCCTGCGCGGGCTTAAAATCGCTTGGTGTGAACTTTACCCCCTTAGAAAGCAGACCATCAATGAAGTTGTCCTTGATGAAATAGGGCGTCGACGCCCAATTAGCCTGCTTCGTCTCGTTCTCTGCCACCCAATCCTTGAAGCCGTCGGGAAGCTCCGTGACCTCGTTCTTGGCGGACAACCTGCGGTACTCTGTGCCTTTCAGCGCGCTCTTTAGGTCGGACAACTCTTGCTTGTCAAAGTCGTCTTCATCCATAAGGATAGCCGTGGCGTAGCATAAACATTGAGGATGCCACCCTTTGAACTTGAAGTACTTTGGGTACTTCCCGACAAGGCGCTCGCAAAGGTCACACTTGCACTTAGGTTCGTGGTTAGAGCGGTGGACTTCAAAGCCAACGACAAAGTCAAGCTGTTGCCATCGTAGGTGGTCAGCTTCGCGATACGCCATATTAATCTCCGAGCGGGTCAGTCTCATAGCGTTCTTGTAGCTACTTCGGTACACGCCTTGCCCAGGGTGGAAAGCCTTTGCAGCCTTGGACAGCTGCAAATTCCCTCTCTTGTCACGCACACGGCGAAACAGGCGGTTGGGGTCTTGCAAATTCTGTCGCAAGTCCCTCGACAACTGCGCTGCACTCCTACCCTCTCCAAGACCGACATCAAGACCAAGCTCAATCTGCGCTTTGTACTGCTCTGTGTACTTCCACACGCGGTCAGCAAGGCTCAGACCTCCAACTTTGCGAGCCTGAAACGACTGCAAAGCGTCCAAGTTGCGGTCTTGCATCTTTTGCAGCCGCCCCTTGGTTAGCTTCGTAGTGTCAATGATAGACGCTATAAACTCATCGTTCTTGTGGCAAGCAAAGAGCCATTGACGGCGTGACCCTGTTTCAATGACCGCCTGCATCTTGCTCGCAAGCCCCTTGACGACCTTTTGCAGTTGCGCTTTGGCTTTCGGGTAGTCGTCAAAGTCAAACGGCTTGTCAGGGTTGTATTTCTCCCTGTGGGCGACCTCTGCAATGTCACTCGTTGCCTTGTCAAACAGGGCGTTCACAGCTCGTGTATATGCCGCTGTCGTCTTGTAATGCGCTGCGTCAAAGCCCTGGAATGAAAACGCCTTTGTCTTCTGTCTTTTAGCCATTGTTCCTTAGTGTGAAATGCTCACATTGTGGGTCTTTGAGGAACTTGATGAACTTCCCATCATGATGATACTTGCAACGGCACATGAAAAGCTCCCCTTGCCAATTCTTTTCTTGCCAATCGTACGAATGCTGGCAATCTCTGCATCTGTACTGCGGTGCTTCGGACGACCTCGCTCCCCTCTTTGCCATTATGCGTTGATTACAGGCTCGCCAATGGAAAACGAATTGTCTGCACTCGCCTCTTCCTGTATCTGCTCAAAGTCCTTTTCGGGGTCTTGTGTCAGATTTGCCCCCATCACACTTGCCTTTTGAGACACAAGAGGCTTGTTGCCGTTAGCCGAGAGCCACATATTGATTTCATCAATCAAATTGTCCAGCGTGTATGGCGTGATTTCAGGCTCAATTTCAAGGACGTCTGCATCATTCTCCAGGGTCGTGTTGAATTGACCCACAAAAGCCTTAATGACATTCACACGGCGTTGCAGATACTCATCAAAGACCTCCTTCTTGTCTTGCACCTTGAGGTGTGCATCCATAAAGAGCAGCTTCAATGCCGTGCCACTGATTGCACCAATGCCCTTGACGCCCTCAAAGCTAATATCAGGGGTCTGTGAGATAGTGTAAGTTAAGCGCAAAAGCGTCTCAATCTCAAGTTTGACGCTTTCAGGAGCGTTCTGCCATGATACGTAGTTCATAGTAGCCCCCTCTTCGCCCTCAATGACCGCACCAGCTTCACCCTTCTTGCTCCAGCCGTTAATCTGACCGGTGACAAAGATTTTGGGGCTTGCATGGTAGTCGTTGGTGTCTGCGAAGTTGGACAACAGCTTTTCCAGGCGATCAATCAAGCTGTCCACATCCTGCGTCTCAAAGTGGTCTTGGTAGCCGTACACAATGGGGAGCTTACCAATGGCAACGCGCTTGGGGTAGCCCTCTACCACCTCATAGCCACCCGACCCATTGACCCACAACCAATGCTCATCTTCGGTGTACGTCTCAAAGTAGTCAAAGCGCTGCTTGTCTGACGCAACGTGGGTGTAAGCGCGCGAAAAGGCGATAAGGTCGCCCGTGGTGTCAAAGTAGGGATAAAGGGTATCGCCAAACATGGGCGAAAATAGCGCACATCGTAGCTTGAACTTCGTTGGGAAGCCATAGGACTGATGTGACTTGGGCTTTTCTTTGACATACCACAGCTCGGCACACTCCTTGAAGCCAAAGACGCTGCGCGCAATCTTTCGGTTAAGTGAGTTGGTCTTGTTGTCGCGAAGGATGCGTGTGACCGCATTTAGCACCGCTTCCTGACCCTCGTTGTCGGGCGTTGCTTTGTAGGCAACGGGATTGCCGAACGTGAACGAAACAGCGCGTTTGATGATTAGCTTCTGCAACGCCACTGCCACGCGTGCGACCTTCTCAATGCGTGTATAACCGCCATCTGCACCTGCGTCGATTACCTTGTCTCCTGCGTCGCCTGGATTGTCCACGCGCACCATTTTGTCCGGACGCAAGAATTGATTGTTGATGTCGTGCAGCTTCGGGTCAATGGCTTTTCTTGCCTGCTCCGCATCGGGCTGCGCCGTGGTGCGCTTGCTCTTTAGCTCGCTGATAATCTCGTTGGTTGTCTTACCAGCAAATAACTCCTCTAATGGCATATCTCGCTCTGTTTTATAGTGACATATCTCTATCTACCGAATAAGCCAGCCACGTTGTCTGTCGTCGCCTTGGCTTTTCGCTTCTCAATTGTTCCTGTAAGGGCATCGGGCGCGTCATCGTGGGGGTTCTTCCCCACCTTCATGTAGCCGTTGATAGCTGACGCGAATTCGGGGAAGAGCTTCGTCCACCCCAGGGGCATAAATGTGAGGCTCTGCACCGCGGCTGAATTGACGTTGATGCGCACCTCCTTGTTGTCCTTTTGGTGAAACCACTTGAACTTAGTCTTGGCATTGCCGAGTAGCCTGCACTGACGCTCCACCGAACGCTGGAAGCCGCGACCACCGTTGTTGCTCTCCACCACACACTCCTGCACAAGGTGCTTGGTCAGCATGCTTGCAAGAGTTGGCTCTGTGTACTCCATAGGCTTTTGGGTGTACAAGACATCCACAAGGTAGTTGCCAATCTCCGTCTCATCGTAGATGATGGCGCAAAGGTAGTCAGCGCCTGTGTCGGCGGTATCCACGTATGCTTTGCGAATGCAGTACTGCGTTGCGGGTCGTGTTTGATACTCTGTGAAGCCCGTGTCGTACATAAGCCCCTCACTTGGCTTGGGGTCTTGCTGGTATAGGCTGTCAAACACATGGGGGTTGCGCTTTCTGATGGCTTCCAGCTTCTCCAAGTTGTGACGCTCCTCCCACAACGCTTCTCCCTCTTGTCGGGGGTCATAGTCCGTTGGTGCGCCCTGCTTGATAGCTTGGTAGATGACCACTACCCAACCGTTGGGATTGTCCACGGGGTGGTACTCTCCCTGCTGTCGTAGCAACGTGCCGGCAAGGTCATCTTCGTGCCATCGGGTGAAGACAATAAGCTGCTGTGAATTGTTGTGCAGACGTGTTTCTGCAACCGTGTCATACCAATCAGAAACGCCCTCACGCACCGTAGATGACCACGCTGTTTTGGCATCCTTGTAGATGTCATCCATGATTAGCACATCCACCGGCTCACCGGTCAGCGCACCGCCAACACCAACGGTCTTGAATCCACCCAAATGTCCGACAATCTCACACTCATCTGCATTGCGAAGCCAAGAGCCTGCAACGGTGGTCACGTTGCTTGAATTGAGGTGCGTTTCGGGGAATATCTCTTGATATTCGGGGGTGTCGATTATTCGCTGTATCTCTCTGTTGAACTTGCGTGCCTTTGGTGCGCTGTAGCTCACAATGGCAATACGTGTATCAGGGCGCTCACCAAGGATAAAAGAGGGCAAACGGCGGGTACTCCCCTCGCTCTTCCCATGCTGTGGTGGCATAAAGACCATCAGCTTCTTAATCTCCTTGTGGGCAAACTTCGTCAGCACCCCATAATACCGCCTATGGAAGTCAGCAGGGTCAAATGTGGGCATCGTAGAGAGAGTAAAGCGCAAAAGGTCAGTGCGTGATTCACGAACCAACCTCTCTTTCAATGCAAGCAAGTATTTCACTCTCTCGTCTCTGCTCATTTTACCTGCGCTTGAACATGTACCGCAAGAATTCGTAATGTCGTCGCCACTCTGTGTAGCCTTGTGTGTACTGATTGGCGTACGCCTCCCGCTCAAAGCTGATGTTAAAGTAAGCCCTGGTGGCATCGCCGCAAGCTATCCAGCGCACCAGCCACTCCAAAGCGTAAAGCAGGTAGAATGGTAGATACCCCAGCTCCTGCATCTGCTTGGTGTGGATAGTCTCATGGCGAATCATCACCTGCCACGCCGCTTCATTCTCAAACACGCGGTCTTTTCGCACGAACAGCACGCCAAACAGGTTGAGCGCCTCAAATCCCTTGAAAGGGATGATGTTGCTTCGTACTATCTTCACAGCTCTACCCCTTTAACTTGCTTTCCATCTTTTCAATCTCCTTGTCAAGCTCGTCATCTGACATGCCCTTGAACAGTTCCTTGCCATCCTTGCCGACGACTTCCATAGTTTGCCTATTTCGCCACCTTGTGGGGTCGCCGTTGGCAAGCGTGAAGATGATTGCAGCGGTGTCGGGCTGAATATGCTTCTTGGTTGTGGTCTGCTCCTTGATGGTGGGTTTCTTCTCGTCCCCCTTCGTTGGCACGGTCACGACCTTGGTCTCCGTGACATCGTAGCCCTGTATTTTCTTCAAGAGCGACTTTCTTGCCTCCAATACGAAGTACTGCATTCGCGCCTCGTGGGCTTCATCAATCGCTTGCCTAAACTCCTCGTACTCGTCTTTCCATCGGTGGAACGAAGCAGGCGAAATTCCGACCTGCTGGCAAATCTCCGCAATGGTGTAAGTGTCGGACTTGATAAGCCCGACAATCTGCTCAATGGTCTTCTTAGAGTACTTCGCCATAACCAACGCCCTTTTATGGGTGCTTTTATCTCAATTATCTAACCTCGCTACTCCTTTATCTCACACTTAAAGCCCCTCCCCTCCAGCTCATTGAGTAGCATTGAGAGCTTCGTGAGGTCTTTGCTTGATACAATCAAGCGGGCTTCTTCATCTTCCTTTGGGGCTTCTTCTTCCTCCTCCTCTTCTGTCTCGGACAAGGTAACGCCCCAATCTTCGGGGTCAAATTGAAAGCCCTCTGCGCACAGCTTGATTTGCTCTTCATCCCATGCAAGGTTGGCTTTACTCGTGGCGTTGTCGGCAAGAGCAAGCTCACGTCCAACTTGGCTGTCAAGGTCTACATCATTGCGCTTTACTGCAACAAGCGTATGCCCGTCAGTCTCCACAATCACGACCTTCTCAAAACCAAGCTCCCCCGCCTTTTCGGTGGTCTTGTTTCCGGCTATGATACGGTTGTTTTTATCCAGCAGGATAGAGCGACCAAGCCCGAACTTGCGCAAGCTCTCATCCATAAGGTGCTCCCCATACTGAGTGCCCTTGTTGAAGTTGTGGTTGTCGGGGATTAACTGCTCAATGCTTGTCTCTACAATTCGCGCCATGTCGTCCTATTGAGTGATGATGTGCCACAGCTTTGCAGCCAAAGAGTAAGCAAGAGAGCCGAGGATGCAACCAATGATAGTAGCCACCAGGGAATACACCATCTTGCCCGAAAATCTATACTCATCGTATGGGTGTCTATCGACATGTGCAAGCATTCGCACAACGCCCCTGGTGCGCTCCACCACGTAGACGGCAAAAGACCTCACACGGGGGAAAGCAGAAGCCCCCTTGAACACGTTTTTGCCCGATAGGAAAACAGGGGGTTGGGTGCTACCTGAGGCAACACCCAACCACACCTTTCCCCCAAACACAAGCGAAATCCGCTCACTCAAAGATAGCTTCCAGCAAGATACACATTGCATCCCGTCACTCCATACGTGAAGTGAGGAACACTCGTCATTGGTCATGTCAGCCGACCTTTGCAGTACCTTGGTGGACTGCTTGAAATCTATTGGCTTCATAGCTCAAAAGGTACTTGTATCTTGCATCATACAAAGATACTCTTTATATCACTATAAAACACACTTTCCCATAGAAAGTTACCCTTTATTTATGCACCCAACACTCACACGAATTGGAAGCCCTGCGAAGTTCCATGCGAGAAGAACTGCGTCACGCTCATCTTGGTTGCTTCGCTTGTTGAAGCCCGTGAAGTAGGCAAGCTCTTGGCGCGTTATCTTGCCGTCAGCTCCTTGCCAGCATTTGCGAAGAGGGACGTGTGCAAATGTCTCCACGCCCATGTGGTTGCACATTTCTATCAGCTTGCACCCCGTCTCATGATTGCGCCCAACATCATAGCCCTTGGATGCCGACCTTGCTCTTCGCTCTGTCTTGGTAATGTGCCAATTGCCCTTTATCATCCAAGCGGCTTCCACGACAACGATAAGCGACATCCCCGATGCGTCACAACGCTCCTTCTGCTGGCGTATGTAGTCGACGGCGAGGGGGAATGTCAGTCTTTGCGCGTCAAGCTCCCTGGTGGATGGGTATAAAATAGCGATGCCCGAATGTTCAACATCCGGGTCTATCGCTATGATTACATCATACTTCTTCATTCTTAAAAGGGTAGGTCATCGCCGACTTGTGGTACAGGCGCTGGCGTGGGCTGTGGTGGCGCTGAATTGCCCCTTGCTGGCGTTGCTGGTGCTGGTTGCTGTGGACTTGTGTCTGCCTTATTACCGCACAACTGCACCTCCGATGCACTCACATTGATTGAGACCTGCTGCACCCCATGCTTGTCGGCGTACATCTTCGCCCGAAGGTTGCCACGCACAAAGACCTTAGCCCCCTTTTTTAGGTAAGCAAACAGCCCTCCGCCATCGCCGTACCATAGGACATTGACCCACGTAGTGACATCGGAACGGTTGCCCTGGTCATCCTTGGCGTACTCCGTGGTAGCAACACTAAGTGCCACATACTTCTTACCGCCAAACTCCTTGATTTCGGCATCGTTGCCGAGATTTCCAATTAACTCTGCTTTTAACATATCTCTTTATCTCTTAAAGTCCACATAATAGTTCATTTGACCCCACCCGCCGTTAGCTCTGATACGGCGCACTTCCAGGTGTCCGAACTCCTCCATCAGGTCATCATCAACCTCTGTAATTTCTCCGTCTGAATAGTTCGCGATGTCGTACGTCTTGTGCGCTCTTGTCGCCCTTATGATGCCCGATTCATTGCGATTCATCCCGACAATCCAATCAACTGCACCTTCAAGGGTCAGCCCGTCAGGAATGTCCACAGCTTGTAGCCAACAAGTGGCATCTCCAAGCATCTGTGATGTCTGTTCTAAATACATGTGCTCTTTGATTTCTTCGTTTCATCTGCTTTGATGTGACCGCGGCGAATCCACTCGGACATGTCCCAAAATTCGCGACAATCATAGCCGTTGAAGCCGTTGACCTTTGGTTGTCTTCCACCATCCTTGATTAACTCATAGCGGGCATCACGCTTCACCTTGGCGCGCAATGATTCGGCATTGATTTTGGCGGCGTTGATTTTAGCAGCATTCCGCGCGGCTTCTCCGACCGCACCACCGCGCTTTATCTTGCTTCGGATTGATTCTTCCTTCATGGGGCAACCGCTCTCCGATATATACGTGCGTATTGCCGCTACCATCCCGACGCCATCACGTTGTATTATTTCATACACCCTGTCCACAGCGTCATTTGGGATGACATTGCGACCTCCGAGCTTTGCAAGGTGGGCTTTGTACTCCTTCATGTGTGCGACGGCTTTGTATATCTGCTCTTCCGTAAACGCGGGGTAATCGCCGGCAACCGCTTTGACCGCCGTCATGATGGGTAGCCCATCATTGATAAAGGCGCTCAATACCTCTTCACGCGCGGTTGCCGGCACTCTTTCCTTTGCCATGGTTAGTATCGTCTGTTGTGGAGAGCAGGGCGCGATTCGTTGTACTTCATCTTCTCACCGATGTAAAACCACAGGTCTATGCCCATCGCTTCTGCCCATCCAAAGCAGTAGTTCATCGCAAAGAGGATGCGGCGCTCAATGCAGATGTCGTTTCGCACAAGCCCCTTGACAAGCCCAAGTGCGTTTTCTGTGACCTCAAATTTCGCGAAGTCACGAATGTAGTTGCAGGGATTGAGCTTATTGAAGTCTATGCCCAGCGAGCCTGCGAGGTCAGCAAGGCGAATGACAATGTCCGCCAGCTCCACAGGCACCGTGCCTTCAAGGAACATTTCAAACGTCTCTTCCCACTTGTCGGTTGCTCCCTTGGTGGGCGTTTTTGGATTGATGATGTCCTTGTAGAGAAGTTCGTTTGCCTTGCTGAGGGTCTTTCCCTTTCTGTCAGCCTGCACAAGCTCACAAATCTCCGTTTGCACCAGCATGATGTAATGCTCTGTGCTTCTTCTGACCGCCCAAAAGCCCTTATTCACGGCGTTTTGGTGCGCTCTAAGTGATAGTTCGTTTCTTGTCATACGTGTTAAGTATTTGCGATTTCTTTAACCTATTCTCTTGATGCGTTAAGCAAATGGGCTTTTGCTTTACCTTTTACTGCACAGGTGTATCACACCGAACACCAAAAAGGCAATACAGATGATTGCCACCCAAATGCAGATGCTTTGTATCTGCTCCTCTCTTTGGAGCTGGTCTAAAATGAAGTCTTCCATTATTAGCCGTTGTTACGCTCCTGATGGAGCTTGTCTATCTTTTTGATAGCACCATTCCACATGCACCCCAGGATGCACAGAAGGGCGTCACTCTCGGCTTCCGTCAGTTGCACTCTGCTTGCTATGGATGAAAGTGCCATTGAGAGTGACGTGCATTCGTCTATCTCGGCGCTTATCTTGAACTTGATAGCACCATTGCACATGTTCTTTGCCTGTCGTATGCGGTGAGAGCCACCGGCACAGATGTAATCCACGACACACACAAGGATGCTACCACGTATGTAGTCTATGCGGTGGTCTACGATTGTCTGCATGCACCATGCTTGCAGTGCTTCTTTTTGCTCTTTGTTCATGGTTGTCAATCTTTAATGCCGAGCAGTCGGCAGGCGAAGAGGAGGCGGTGGTCTTCGGCTATGGCTTTGAGCGCCTTCTCTCCACCTTCCACACCGAGGAACTCGCCAACGAAGCGACCACTGTCATTAGCTGCTTTTATATACACGTCATCTTCGATTAAGCGGTAGGTTATACAGACATTTCTATCAAGAGCGCATACCTTAGCGGTAAGTATTCCCTCGATATCTTCCTCCCACTCCAGCGGTGACTTTGCCAGCTGTGCTTTTACTTCTTCGCGTGTCATATCCATCAATCCATTGCTTCAACATCTATGGATAGGTCTACAAGCACGTCTTTCAGCTCGCGAAGCTTGTAGTTTACATCATCATTGACCTGCGCGCCTCGCCCGCTAAGCCATTCGCCAGCGTCCTCTGTGATTTTGATAAGCTCCTTAACATCGTCAATCACCAATTCAAGATGACCGACAATTGCGTCAATCTGTTCTCTCTTTGTCATAGCTCTTTTTACTTATGTAGATTCTTCATTCTCTGTTCGTGCAGCTGCCTGCGAAGTCTCGCGTTGTCGTTGTTCTGCTTCTTCCACCCTTCGTGAAGCTTGCCAACTCTTGCTTCAAGCCTGGCGACTTCTTCGCGATGCTCGCGCGCTGTTCTCTTTGCTTCCTTTCGCTCTCTGATAAGCTCAAAGACTGCAGCCGTGAGAAGCACTGCGAGAGTGCCGGTGGCGACAATTAGGATGTCTAATAGTTCATGTACGTTCATACTCGTTTTGTTTTATAGTGATATGTTTTGAGTTATAGTTTAGATAACCACTGCTCGTATATCTGATGTGCGACCTGCGCCATCATGATAGGTGGCACAGACATTCCACAGATGTAGTGGGGAGATTGACCCGCAAAGTCGTAATCCTGTGGGAAAGAGGAAATGCAACACACCTCGCTCTTGCCGAGGTATCGCGGTTGGTCAAAGAGGATTAAAGAAGACTCCTTGCCCGCGAGCGTGGGGCAAATACGGTCAGAGTACACGTATGCTTGATTGAAGTTCCCGACCTTCCCATACATGCGTTGATTGGCGTCTGATTGATTTGTGTCCCCATGCTCCCTGTTCTCCCAAAGAGTACGGACGACCTTTGATGTCGCTTCTCTCCCTGAATAGTCCACCACCTCTCCAAATGGTATCATCCTCTCGTTAAACTCCAACTTCAAGAGTGGAAGCTCCTCAAAAAGGCTCGCTTGGTACAAGAAAGGCGCTGCAAGGTCTTTGCGTAGGCAAACGAAAAACACGCGCTCTCTTCGCTGTGGCAGCCCCATGTTCTGCCCATCGAGTAGCCAATGTTGGCAATAGTAGCCTGCATCCTCAAACGCCTCACGAATGCGGCGCACATAGTCCTTTGCCTCTCCGACAAGCAAGCCTTTCACGTTCTCCGCAACCACAACCTTTGGCTGCAACTTCTTCGCCAGGTCTATGAAGTCAAAGAAGAGCGTATCAAGTACCTGCTCTGCCTGTCCTTCACGGAAGTGCTTCAGCTTACCCCAAGCATCCTCACGACTGCCAGCCATTGAGAATGAAGAGCAGGGTGGCGAGCCATCAAGAATGTCAAGGTTGTAAAGCTCTTCGGGGAGGTCGTCTCTTAGCTTGAACTCTTGTATTGGCTCTAAGAAAGGGAACTTTGGGTCATGATTCTTGCAATATGCGTACATCATTCGGTGGTCAATCTCGTTGCACCCGATGACATCAAAGCCCGCAAGCTTATACCCCATCGTACTGCCCCCCCCACATGCGAAGCAAGAAAACACCTTGCCTTTGTCTTTTGTAAAGCTGGCTTCCGCCAACGTCCATCTGTAATTAAACTTCATCTATCTTGTTTTATAGTGATATATTTATACCAAAAGTAGTCGTTATTTCCTCATTGACACTCCCGTCTTAATATCTCGTCGACCCGCTCCGCCATTCCGCGGAAGAAAGCGTTGTATTTGAACTCGTTGCCATAGTCATTGAGGGTGCGTATCACCGAGGTGCGCTCCCTGTTGATGAATCTCCCGATGTCCCCAAACGTCATACCATCAAGGCGGCAGTGGTGCGCGAACATCATACGGGCGAAGAAGCCGTCCATCTTTCTACCGCTGGCGCTGTAATCGCTAAGCTTTAGCCCCGTGACTTCGTGGATAGCTGATGTAACGCGAAGCACGATGCCTTGACACCTGATGATGCTTGATTCAAATAGCACGCTCTTACCGGTGCGAATAGCAAAGTCGTATTCTATGCACGCCCCTCGGCTCTCTCTCCATCCGTCCATCATGTAGATGCAGTTGCATTCATTCAGCATTTCCAAGTCTCTACACAGGTGATTTATCCAGGGGGCATCAACGGGAAGCCCGTTATCCCAAGGATTGACCGTGTCAAAGCCAAGCCCCTGCAGTAAATCCTCTGCATCTGCGAAGCGTGCGCGGGCTTCCACGGGGTCAATCCCGCTAATCTGACCACTGATATACACTTTCATTGCTCTTCGTTTTTTAGATGCCCTTACGGCGGTCTCTCCCCTTAATCTCAAAGTAGTTGCACATTTCAACAAGCCGCGACTGCACACGGTCGCCGTACTCTCGTTTAAGTGTGTCGCTTGATATTCTGAGGTTTGATGTGATTAGTGTGAGCTGGTCGGTTCGGTCTCCGCGGTACTCAAGAAGTTGTTGCAGGACATTCAGGCGATTGCCCATATACAGCACCTCTTTCGGCTCTTGTCCGAGGTCTTGAATGCCTATCATTGCACGCCGCTTGTATCTCTGTATCTCTCCGTTTGCAACATACTCCTGGCACACCTCGTCAGCCCTTGTGATAGCCCAAAACAGCGGTCTATCGACCTCCTTTGCGCCATCGTCAAAGCTAATAGCAAAGCCCATAGCCTGCGAGTATGCAAGCATGACTTCCAAGCACCAAGACTTGCCCGACCCTGTATTTCCAGCGATGTAAATGCCACGGTTGAGGTCGCCTGCTTGCTCCTGACCCGTCAGGGGGTTCAGCGCTCTCATGCTCTCGTCACCGTGACACCACTTGATGAAGTTGACGTAAGCAAATCTGTTCTCGTCATCAATGACGAACTTTGGATTGCGAGACTTGCCGATAGCCTCTACCACCCGCAAGGCATGGTCAAGGTCGTAGTTGTATCTGTACCGGCAAAAGCCACCGAAGCCGCCACGCTCCTTGATGTAGTTAAGTACACTTGCTATGCTCGTCTGAGTGCCGTTGCTCATTGCCATTCGTCATTTATGTTGTTGTTGCTCGTGGTGCGCGCACCTCCATTCTCCTTGCTACCCTTGTGCCAATTGCGAACGGCTGCTTGCCAGTCCTTCATTTTGTTCTTTCCTACAAACCAGCCCTTGGACGTGTAGAAGTCGATGAAGCGCTCAGCGTCGATGTTGTACTCCTTTTCGGCACAATAGGCTTTCACCTCGTCCAAGGTGGGTGGGCAAAACCGCTTAGCGGTCTTTGCCCCCTCCTCTTCTTCTATTTCCTTTCCTTTTGTTTCCTTTCCTTTTCTTTCCTTTTCTTTGGATAGCTCTTGCAATGCAATTGCATCACCTTTGCTTTGCACTTGCACCTCTTGCTGGCGTGGCTTCCACCTTGATGCGGCGGCGGTCTTCCGTCGGTCGGAAATCTCCTTGCGCCGGTCAAGGCGGGTAATCACAGACTTTGACCAAAAGTGGTGGGCATCCAGCTTGAAGAGGTCAAAATCCTTCACTACGCTCTCAACTAACTTGCAGTCCACGTGCAATGCAAATGCAATGCTTTTGCATGCCTTGTGAGGAAGCTTGCCGCCCTGCTCGTAAAGTTGCTCTATCACGCACCAAAAGACGCCGACACCTGCAACGCCATGCTCCAACAGCACCTCCTGCAGCTTCGGGTCATTGCGTGCATTGTAGTCGTGCTGGAAGTAGTATGTATCTTTCATCGCCGTTGGCGCTATCACGCGCACTCCATTACGTCAATAATCTTGGTCTCCTCCACCTGCTCAATGACATAGTCAGATAGCGATGTGGACATAAAGGCATCAACCGCCTGGTGCGCCGTCAGCGCGGACACCGCCTTGACCAGGAAGAGGTGCGCGGTCTTCTTCTCCTTTCCGCTCTTCTCGTCAATGGCCAGGAAGCTCAACTTGCACTTAAACCACTTGTCTGCGTCTGCTTCATTGGAGGCGAACACCTCCTTGTAGTTCTTTCGTGACATGGCGACGACATCAACGCCACCCGTGGCGTATTGTACGACCTCTTCCATTGTGGCGCGCTCTGCGGCGGCAAACGAATTAGCCCTTACCAGGAACACTTCCGAATCCGACTTAATTGCGCCGTTGTCTGCTACGCGCTCCAGGCGCGCTTTCACTTGATACCAATTCATGATAGTTGTCTTTTACAGTGATACACTGAATGTTAAAAGGGTGACTTGCCAAAGTCCATAGTCAATCCCGCTTCTGCGACGACCACGTTCTTTCCGGTCAGCTCCTTAATGCTTTGCTGAAAGTCCTTTGCGTGGCTATTTGTCGGCGACAGGTGTATAAGCACGATGTTGTTTACCGCCGACAGGTCGTTTGCAAGCAAGACTTCCTTGCACGTTTCAAGGCTCATGTGGCTCTTGATAGTTCTGTTGTATTGAGCTTTTGACACCACGCCCGCTGCAACATTGTCCTCCAAGATGTCGTGCCGGTAGTTGCACTCAATCAGGATGTTTGACAGCCCTGCAAACTTGTATTTGAGGTAGTACGTATCTGTTGCGAAGAGCGTTGTGCCTATCTCCTTGTGGTGAATTAGATACCCGAAAGGCTCGGCGGCGTCGTGCTGTACATCAAAGCCCTGTATTGTAAATCCACCAAGGCGGTAGGACTTCATAGGCTGGACGGTCGTCACAAGGTGATTATCCTCCAGCCCCAGGGCTTTTGCTGTGCCTGCTGACATGTAGCAAGGTGTGCAAGCCTCAAGCACCTTTACACTACCCTTGACGTGGTCGCCATGCTCGTGAGAGATTATACACCCTTGCACACGGCGAACGTCAAAGTCACGAACTTTTGTGATGCTCTTGTAGCTCACTCCACACTCTACAAGCAAGCTCTCCTCACCATTGTCAAGCAGATAGCAGTTGCCCGCCGAGCTGCTCCCGAGTATCGTTAACTTCATCTTACGCGTAGCATGTTTTTCGCAACATCAAAGTTGTGTTGCTCAACCGCGGCATCCTCTTCGTAGCGCGTTGCGTACTTTTGCCACTCCTCGTAGCAATAAGGGCAAAACGCCTCATTGAGCACCGCGATATAGTAAGCTGTGTAGGCTGCTCGATTACACGAATCACAGACCCCAACGCCTCCAAACGCCTTGACTGATTCGGGCAAGCTCATTTCAATGACCTTGAAGCCCTTTGCGTTGTCGATTACCTGCGCCATGATTAGAAGCCTGGTAGTGTATCGGTGGGCGTTTCGGTTGGGGCGGCGGTTGGGGCGGCTGCTGGCTCTTCCCCGATGATTTCGCCCGTCTGTGCGTCGACGGTTGCAGGCGCTTCGTCTCCAAGGTCTATTTGGATGGTCGTCTGATTGGCGTTGGCTTCCTTTTCAGCTGCCACCTGCTCCTTGACATCCTTGACCTCTTCAAACTCCGTGTAGATGTCTTGCTGCTCGTCAATGGTCTTCATCCCCAAAGACAGCTCCGGTGCGTACGTGCGTGTCCACCACGATGCAGCGCGGTACATCAACATCTGCTTTGCCATGGTCTGCCACTTGCTCCCCGCCTTGGTGTACCACCCTTCTTGAATTGCGAGACGAATTGACACCGGTGCGCTTTCAAGCACCTGGTCTGACCCGTTGGCGGTAGTGTAGGCAACGCACTCAATGTCCATTATCTTCTTGCCGTCAAACTGCTTCTTTACAGCAGTCTTGCGCCCTCCTTGGTACTCGTAGTCGGTGTATTCCACCATGCCCAACATCCCCTTCTCCGTGAAGCGGTACTTTAACGGAGCGAAGCGTCCGCACCCATTGACCGTGCCGATTAGAAAGGTCGCCGACCAAGAGGGCTTACCGTAGATTGGCACCATGTTTTGCATCACCATCAAGGGACTTGCGCCGATGCGATTTGCCACCTCAATAGCTATCATGCAGTTGGCAACAGCCTTCTCCATTGGATTCTTTTCGCTTGCTTTGTATGCGTCAGGTACAAGGTCTGCATAAGCGTACATTTTGCAGACGCGCTGCAAGACTTCAAACTGCGCTGGGTCAAAGAAATTGACAACCTGGGGCACGTTGATTGCTCCCATCGCGGGGGTAGCTTTTACTAATTCGTTCATGTCTATATCTGTTTAGTTGAGTTGATTTGCGTAGTTGCGATAGGTCATGCGCACCTCTTCCAGAGCGGGGATGGCGTCCTTTCGGAGCGAATCCACAGGCATAAGGGGGATGCCATCAATGGAGATATGGATTTTCCCCGCGAACTCTTGCAGCTGAATGCGCTCCGATGATTCGCGCAACATGTTTGCCGTCTCCTTCTTCTCCTTGGCTTCTCTGCGCTCCTTGAACCACCCTGCAATCGCCTGGATGGCGTTGCTGATAGCCTCCTGAATGGATGTCAGCACCGTCTGCGCGGTCTGAATGGTCATCATTGTGTACTTCATTTTCGTAGTCGTTATTAGTTGTTATACGTTACTTTCCTTTCATGATGACAAGCTTCTTGTCATCTGTTACCTTTAGGTTGATTATTTGGCTTTCTGTTGGGATTATCTCGTTGATACTCTCGCGGTTGTCGATGAAGATTGGCGCGGTCACGCCGTAGAATCTGCACAGCGCGTTGATGATGTCAAGCCCTGCATTGACCTTGGATGCTGTGTTTACAGACCCAACCGGCACGCCATTGATAAGGGGGATGCAGCACTCAATGGGATTTTCCTTTTTCGCATCCTCAATCGTGTAGTCAAAGAGCTGGAACGTGACCATCGTGAAGAGGTTGTTGATACGCTTCTCGCACTCGTCAATCTTGGCTTTCGTGAACTGCTGCATTGTGTACTCCTCGCGCTCTGCTTCTGCGAGCTGGTGTGCAAGATTTCGCCCCTCTTCTTCAAGTTCCTTGATGCTTCTTTCAAGCTCCTCAATTCGCTTGCGGTCAGTCAACTTGTCTTTGATTTCATCGCGCTTGGCGGTCAGCTTTCTCTTCTCCTCTTGGTAGATGGTCGTATCCTCACTCTCAATGCCGTCATCAAGCGTTGCTTCAAGCGCCGTAATTTGCTCCGTGAGGTCGTTGTACTCCTTGATGTCTTCGGGCTTAACCTCTTCGGGCTTGACTTCCGACACACCAGCAAGGCGTGCTTTCAACGCCTCCAGCTCCGAAGATTTGCGAGTGATGCCCTCATTGGCATGTGGAATATCCTCATGCACCTCCACGATGCGTGCGTCAATTTGTGCAATCTCTTCCTTGATACTCTTCCCGCGCTCTGTTATCTTCGCCAGGGCATCTGCCTTATGCTTGTCAAAGTGAGCCTTTGCCGATGCCTGCATCTCAGCGGGCAACTCCTGACCGCAACAAGAGCATTTCGTCTCGCCATTGTAGGCGCTTGCGTTGACCTTGTACCACTCCTCACGAAGCTCATCAGCCTGCTTCGTCAGCTCTTTCTTGCGTGCTTCAAGGCGGGCGATCTCCTTGGTTGCTGCATCAATGTCTGCCTGATAGCCCTGCATCTCACGCTGCACCTTTCGCTCTTCCTCATGCAAATCACGAAGCTCCTCATTTGCCTTGTAGGCGTCCTCGTTTGCCTTGCTCTTTGCGTCAAAGATGACCTGCTGACGCTTTTCCTTTAAGTCGTTTATCTTCGCCTGGCGAGCATGCACCTCTTCGTACTGCTTTCGCGAGCGTTCTGCAACGCTTGCCAAAACGCCGTCAACCTGGACAAGTGCGTCATCAACGCTCTTCATTTCAGCTTCAAGCGCGGCAAAGTCCTGCTTTTCGGGCATCAGCTTATACGTTTGGTCAATGCGTGGTTGCACCTCGTCAAGCTGTGACTTTATAAGACGCTTGCGCGCTGCAAGCTCCCGCTTAAAGTCTGCCATTGGCTTGCCCGCCAGCTTGTCGAGGAAAGCGGCAAATTCAGGCTTCCACGTGGCAACCTCACTATCCTCAACAGACCCAGCCATCTGAAAGAGCTGTTCACGCTGGTCTTTCCAGGGCATTGACATGAAGTAGGCGGGATTGGTGAGCATCTTGAACAAGGTGTCATCAATGATGTCCTTGACGCGCTTTGCATACTCCGTTACGCTGACGGGTGCGTCGTTCCAAAAGCATTCGGTCTTATTGCCCTTGAACACCTCCTCTGTTGCCCCTCGTGGCTTCACCCACTCTTCCTTAAAGTTGCGCTTCAGCTCTACCGTCTCACCGTCAACCTCAAATACACCTCTCACGCCACAGATAGAAGAGTGACACATTGTGTCTCCTTCCCTGATACTCTTGATATTGTAGTCCTTTCGGTCTTGGCTATCCTTGCCGAATAGCAGCCATGTAAAGGCATCAAAGTGGCGGCTTTTGCCAAGTCCATTCGCGCCTGCAATGGTGGTGCATACGGGGTCAAACTCCGTCGGCTTAGCTTCTGAGCCCCTCCAATTTACAAGAGTTAGCTCCTTTAGAATTATGCGTTTCATTGCTTGTTGTTGTTGTTAGTCGTTCATTTGGAAGTAGGAGCAGAAGCGGCTTATCTGCCACTCGCGGACGAAGTCAATTGCTTCCTGCATCGTACCTACGACCTTACCCGCTTCTGATGGCATGCGTCCATGCCTGTTTATTGTGACAAGCAGATACCCGTCATCCTTGGTCATTATCATTGCCTCGTGGGCTTCTGTTGGCTGAGCAAAGCGATATTTGTTGCCCTCCCAGATGTCCCACTCAAGGGGCTTTAAGCTCTTAGATATTTCTTCTCTCGTCATAGTTAGTCAAGATTAAAGTCTTTGCACACGTCATCCACCTGTATCTCGCGAGCCTTTGCCTTGGCTTCCTCCATGGTCAAGCCCTTGTACTTCCCCTCCACCCGGTCATCAAGCCAGCAGCGGATAACAAGCGAGACCGTGCCATCGCTCTTCTCCTTGATTAGAGCTTCGTGAGTGCCAATTGTCGCTGAGATAATAGGATTGCCATTGTAGTCCTCATCATCCATCCATTCAGGCATCTTTAGTGCCTTTTCAATGTCTTCTCGTGTCATAGTTCGTTGTGTTGATAAAGTGCGCCACGCCGTCCCAGGCGCGTGAAGGTGTCGCGTGCGGCAAGCCGCCAACGTGGCGCACTCGTGGTTAGTTATGTTCGTCCTGTTCGCTCCTTAGCTTGTCGAGGGCTTCTATCGCATCCTTCCATTCGCCACCGAAGGCGTAGGTAATGGCGCTCTGTTCGTTGTCGCTTAGAGGCACTTCCTTTGCTATCTGCCGTAGTTCCTTGAGTAGTTCGGTGTAACCCTTCGTGTCGGGATTAAAGCCGAGGTCTTCCGCTTCCCGACAATACTGAACCGCAACAGAAAAGTTCCAACGACTTCTGCATCCAATAGTGGTCACAATACCCCAAATGGCACGCCCACGGAAGTAATCTAACCGATAGGTGATAAGCAGGTTGTTGCACCATGCTGCCAGCACCTCTTTTTGTTTTTGAGTCATTTGTGTTTAGTTGTTAGTTGTGATTACCTTACCATTTGCGATGGGCAAACAAGGGCATCGCCCACTATGCAGTCATGCGCCCAAATTGCCTGACGTTCTCTTGCTATGCGCGTTGCAGACACATTGATGACCGTACCCATCATGCCCTTTGCCTCCTCGTTAATCACCATCACATTGCCGCCTCCGAGACGCACCAGCTCAATGTTGCCACCAACGATGCTCTGAAGCTCGCGAAGAGTGAAGTCTGTGCCGTTTGACGGGCTAACGCGTGCCACGCGTCCTGACTGCTTGTAGATTTTAGCTTCCATAGTTCTATATTTTCATTAGTTGTAAAGCGAGGTCAGCATCAACGGTTATCATTCGTCCTGTCTGTGATATTGCTTTGTCTATCTTCCCGCTCGCCTTGATTCTGTTTGCCGTGGTCATGGAGCAGTTGAAGAGCTGTGCAATACCTGCGATGCCGTAAACCAGCCTTTTGTTTATTACTTTTTCTTCTTCGTTACCTGATAGCCTTTTCATGACGCTGTACAAGACTTCGGCGAACTCCCCAGCGGTCATATCTATCACTCTTTTTTCGGTGTCCATTAAGCGCCCCAAATGTTTGTTATGCCGAACTCGTCAAACACCTCTTCAATGGCGCGGGCTTCTGACACCTTAGGCTCTACACTACCGTTTAGGCGGGCATACCAGCTTGCACGTGTTGTCAGACCAAGAGCCTGCATGATTCGCTCACGCACCTCCTTGGCATCCTTTCGCTTCACCTGCGAGAAGCCCGCCTTGAATCCAAATTCATTCATATCTCTTCCTTTCTTTCATTCATCTTTCGGCGAAATGTTGTACATTCGCACGTTACATTTGTATTGCTTTCGCTTGTCCTTTCGTCTTGCGTTGCTTTACATCTGCAAAGGTACGAAAGATTTCGTGAAATGCAAACGTTACAACGAAATTCTTCGCGCAATCTATGGTTATAAAACTACAAGGCATTACTAACGTACTCATAATGAACGGAATGGACACAAGAGAAATTAGGGAGAAATTTGGACTTTCCCAGGAGAGATTCGCCAAAATACTTGGCGTAACGGCAAGGACGGTGCAAAATTGGGAGGCTGGCGGGACAATTCCGCAGACCAAACAGGAACTATTGCACGAAATGTCCATCAATCCGCAACTCTACTTTGGTGGCGAGCAGAGCAACATCAACGGCACCAACAACCACACCACCAACAACTATGGAGAGTGCGAAGGATGCACAGACAACGGCATTGTGGGCAAGCTAATTGACGAAATCGCAGAGCAACGCAAGCTCTTCGCGAAGTCACAAGAGCAGTTCGCGAAGTCGCAAGAGCAGATAGACCGCTTGCTCGGCATCATTGAGAAGCAAGCTTAACGCGCGCGCACGTACATATATACAGCAGGAAAGATGAAGACAACAGCAATCAAGGTCGCCGACTACTACGGCGTTGCCACCTACTACTCCGTGATGCCACGCGCCATCTTTGACGCCCTGGAAGCATCGGCACTCAAAGGCGAAGAGTTCGCCGAAGTAGATAGCGCTCTACTTGGCGAAATGCACGAAGCATACACGCAAAAGATGAAGAGGTCATGAAGAAGTCTATCAATCCGCAGGTCATGGAGATACAGCGCCGATTCTTTGAAGCCGTAGACCTGGCAAAGGCGTTGGGGAAGACATCAGGGCTGAAAGCCTTTTGCGAGGAACATAGTCTAAACCGCGTAAAGTACTACCGAATCAAAGGTGACCTATCCAAGCCTATTGATGAGATGCACTATAAGTCCATAGACATTGACGCGCTTCTGTATGTGTGCCGTGACTTTGGTGTGTCTCCAGCGTGGCTACTGCTTGGTCGTGGAACATTAGACATAAGGTAGCTATGTTCATAAAGCGAAGCATAAAATTCAACCTGCACAAGCGAAAAGCGACCGACACGACAGACCTTACCATAAGGATGCGTGTGACGCTCCGAGGGGAACGCCCGTTTGATTTCCCCATTGGTCGCAAAATAGACTTAGACCAATGGGACGCGAAGGCAGAGCGCGCCATTGCAGGCACAAGGGAAGCGGCGGAAATAAACCGCACCATAGAAGAGTACAAGGCACAGATAAACGAAGTCTTTGCCCGCTATGAACTCCTGGAGAAGCGCGTGCCGACACCGCAAGAGGTCAAAGACCTCTTCAATGATATGGTGGGGCGCGCTTCAATCATGGACGATGACGGCAAAATAGACCTTTGGGGGGTCATTGATTTGTTCATGGCACAGGTCGGGGAGAAGAATCAATGGACGCCATCAACTTATCAGAAGTTCAGGACGCTCCGCCACCACCTGAAATCCTTTGACCCTGGATTATCATTTGAGGCACTCACAGAAGGGAAGCTGCAAGACCTCATTAACTACTACTACAAGAAAGACCAGCGCAATACAACCATATCGCGCCACCTCTCTTTTCTTAGGTGGTTGCTTCGGTGGTCAGCTCAAAAGGGCTACTACCATGGCGACCTGCACAACACCTTTAAGCCGAAGCTAAAAGGTATCTCCGTCGATTCAAAGGAAATCATCTACCTATCACAAGAGGAGATAAAGCAGTTGCAGGACTTCCAATTCCAGCCGATGCAAGAGGCTCTTGAAAGGGTGCGCGATGTCTTCCTCTTTCAGTGTTTCACGGGTCTCCGCTACTCCGATGTAGCAAAGCTCCGCCGCTCTGACATAAAGAAGGGTGTTGTCCACGTTGTGACGAAGAAGACAATTGACGGGCTTAGAATCGAGCTAAACAGACACTCGCAAGCTATCCTTGACAAGTACAGCGGTTGCATCTTCCCAGGGGACAAGGCGCTGCCCATCATCTCCAATGTGCATATGAACTTGCACCTTAAAACGCTTGGTCAGGTGGTCGGGCTTGACGAGCCGACCCGCATAGTCTACTTTAAGGGTAACACGCGCTATGAAGAGGTCTACCCAAAGTGGCACTTATTGACCACCCACGTTGCACGGCGCACGTTTGTCGTCATGGCGTTGCAACTTGGCATTCCTGTTGAGGTCATCATGCGTTGGACGGGTCACTCCAACTTTAACGCGATGAAGCCCTATGCGAAGATTGTAGATGAACTCAAAGAGCGGTCAATGACCAAGTTTGACGAGCTATGATGTGCTATGTACACGACTTTCAGCGCCGACAGCGCCGTACACGAAATGTACACGAATATAGCATACCATCTTGGTGCTTCGTGGCACTTCGTGGTATCGTGATTTTAGACAAGGTGCGCAAATGAAAGGCTTTGAAAGTACACGGCATCAAGGTCGCACTACCTCTCTCTCCGCAACGAAGTGAGTGTCGTAACTAATAAGGTTACGGCACTTTTCTTTTATGAAGCGGCCTCGACTTGAGACACGAGCTCGCTTATCCCATACTCCTATATTCCCCGATCAGATGTAAGGCGCACACCGAGCCCGCCATGCCTTGGCTCTAGGTTAGCATGCGCTTTGATCTCCCTGCCCTATCTTTGTACCGCAAGATCAAGATCCTAAGCCAAATACAATGACGATTACAGAAGTGAGAGATACTCTCAAGAAAGAAGATCCCAATGAGCTATTTAAGCTACATCATGCTTGGGTAAGCACCCTAATCCCGTTTTGGAGGCAGGCGGTCATACGAATCGCAGAGCTGACCGGCACACCGACAGACCGCAGGGACAAACACTTGAGAGCTATAGAGCAATCCATGACCCTACTACCCGGCTGGCGATCGAAGCAGATAACCTACGTCAAGGCTCGACGCAGAGAGATCGACAGCGCCATTAGTTTCATCCGGAATGCAGCCTTAACTACTCAGGTCTCGAAGTATGCCTTTGCACCCGTCTGCAGAAACCTAGCAGGCATCTTACGTGGAGCCTTATATATATCCACCTTCGGCTACAGCGACGAACAGCTACCAGACGTATTGGCTCACGACGTTTACGATCTAGCCACCTGCCATACGCTATTACCCTTTGACACCAGTGACTTTGTATGCTTCCTCTCAGACGAGAGATCTACCCAGACTGACGGATCCACTGGAGTGAACTGGCATCTCATGATGGATCGTGCTGGCGAAGTACTCGGTATTCGTCCCCTCATTAAAGCCGTGGATCAGCAAGCAAGACTCATATGGGAGAGCTACAGCGCACCCTTCGCGTGGGTGTATGATGAAGCCATTTGGACTCGGGAGACCCCCAGCCTCTTCAAGGAGCTATACTACATTGCCCAAAGAGCCTTTCACCAACGATAAGACCAAGGTCTCTGTATCACCGCTGGATCGGCATGCCTTCATGAGAGAGTATCTCGAGAGCCGGAAAGCCCTTCCCCGCATTCCCTCCCCCTTTCACTACCTTTGCAGAGGCGCCGATGAGCTGCGATTTGGCTGGCGGCGATAAAGTTAAACAGGAGCGATGAGCATCAATTATCAGGAATTAGTGCCGGAGAAGGCATTGGGCAAGGAGATCAGCCGACACATCTTCCTGACCTATCGGGCGAAGACCGGGCTACCCCAAGAGATCGGCCTGCGCTACTCTATCTACGATACGGCAGGTGTCTATGGTCACAAGAAGGCGCTCAAGGCGAACTATAACAAGGCCTACACACCGATCATTGTGACGCCCGATCGCCCGCTCTACGCCAAGTATGCTAAGTACTACCTCTTCGCTCGCTTAGCGATCCGCATCCTTGGTGATAAGCTCGCGGCACACTTCAAGTAGCCACAACATAGCTCAGAACCAATCGAAAATCGCTGTAGGATGACCTCCTACAGCGATTTGTTTAGGTGACTGCTTGTGCAAGCAAGGGCTAGACTCGCAGGCGGGATTATCGTGCTTCGTATCGTTTATAGCCTTACTTCGATAGGATGCTCCATTGATTAGCTAGGGATCGATGATCCCCATCGTATGTTTGTAGGCCATCAGATCTCTGTAGCAAAGAGTGATATACTGATTACTAAGCTCAAGGAAGATCCATTTTATACTTTACCGTTATCCGAACTTGCTACGAGCTTCTTACGCGCTAAGAAGAAGAGCCTTACCGATGAAATAGTATTTTCTAGTTGTATTTCCAGCGAAGCATATCCTAGGTTAGTTCTCCAGTGAATGTCTCTAAATCGGGGAGAGGATGGGATTACAAGGCGTATCGCTATGGGGTAGAGTGGGGCAGAATATCAGTCTTTGTACCCAGTCCTATGGGGTAGTCGGCATCGCTCTACTCATGTCTATGGCGAAAGCTATATAGCCTTGGGCTGATTCCTATATAGGATCACCCCGATTGCTATATAGCTTTCGTCGTATTCCTATATAGCTTTCGGGTGATTACTATATAGGATTGACACGATTACTATATAGTAATCACTGTATTTCTATATAGGAATCGGGGCGAAGCTATATAGGAATGTTCGGAAAGGAATTGCTAACTTTGTAGAGTCCTACCAAGTAAGACACATAACTACATTACTAACAGCTTAATACCATTTGAATCCTATGGGGAAGAACAAGCCTCTAGCCTACGTGCTACGCGAAAGAAAAATGAGCATTGGCAAGCTCAAAGGGCAGATCGTGCAAGTAGCTTCGCCCACAGACCGACGTAGCGTCTCCTTCGACCACTTCTGCGAAATGGTCGCCGACCAAACTACTTTCAACTACATGGAAGTAGCCTCCGTGCTCAATCTAGCCGCCGACATGGCGAGAAAGCTCGTCGCTAACGGCGATATGGTCGAGTTCGGTCGTCTCGGTAAACTGAAGCCTAGCTTCAAGAGCAAGGTCGTGCCCAAGGGAGAGGAATTTAATGCCAACACGCACATCACCGAAGCTCGCGTGATACTCCGACCCAACTCCGAGTACTTCCGCCTGGATGATGTGAGCTTCGAGCGGGTCACTCCCCGCACGAAGAAGCCCAAGAAGTCCACGCCTGATGCTGGAGGAGGCGCTTCGGAGAACCATCCGAGCAACCCGTCTGGCGACGGGCATCTGGGGATCTGATAGATGATGCTTAAGGTACTTCGACGTAAATCCTAGCCTAGATCTATATCCTGATTATTTCACTAGTGAAGGGGACCTGGTGGTTTTCTTCACTAGTTGCTTCTTAGCCATCGTGTGCAGGTGACTTCACTCCTTCTGAGTGGTTCTTTTACTTAGCATGCATTCATTGAAAGCCTCCTCAAGCCTCCCTGCTTTGTCCGAGATATAAAACAGAGCATCCACGCTATCCGAGTCTTAAACACGGTGTAGCGTGGATGCTTGATCGGAGCCTCTCAGTGGAGGCCAGATAGGATATTGTGGGTATGCTTAGATCTTACCAGAGGGTGCTATAGCCTGCATCTTCGACTCCAGCTTCAACCTCATCAATGGTACCTTCTACAGAGAAGGAGAGTAGAATGCTTAGGTGATTGAGCTCGATCTTAGTTAGCTCGGGAGCTTGGTAGAACTCTTTCTGTATCTTGTTCATCTTCTATTCTTCTATTCTTCTATTCGTTAGTTACCTATTGAACTATTAGGAGGAGGTTGTGGAACTGCCCTGAAGTAGAGTTTTTGACCTGATAGCTTTCATCAGTCGTCTTATTCTTGCTCCAGTAGTTAGGGCGATTTACACGATCATATGGGGGCGTCAGGAAGATGCTAGTTCTGGGATTATTATAGGCCATACGAAATCCTCCAGTTTCCATGGCAGGGAAGACATAGAGTGTATAGGCTGGGTCAGTTCTATATCTAGGATCTCCAGGATTTGAGCGATCCAGGTAGGGTGCTTGACCATCACCCTTGATGTAATAGGTCTTATTATCGCTGAACCTGATGAATTCTCCCTCCTTGCTCGTAAAAGAAGGCGATGCGGTTCTAAAAAGAGGGCGATTTGTCAAGCCTGCATTAGCTCTAGGCTCGGGAGCTTCCAATCGTATGCCCATGACACCCAAGCCTCGTACAGCAAAGCCATTATATCTAGCTTCTACACCTGCTCCATTCACCATACGGCAGTGGACGGATACGAACTGTCCAAGGAGCTTGAAGCGATGCCCTGTGCTGTAATAGTTTGCAGCTCCAGGCTTGGTTCCCTCGTGGACGTCTACAGCGTAGCTGGTGAAGATAGGATTGAGCTGAGAGAGATCCATCCCAGGCTCTGTGCGTACTGCTATACGGGGAGCGTAGTACTCCACGCCACCCCCACGGGAGTCGGCTAGTCCTGTCTCGATGGTCTGGCGCTTGATGCTCCCACCGAGGACGATAGTCATCTTATTGAAAGGAAGCTCTCCCGGCTGAAGACGTCCCGTGGCAAGCTTTCCATAGAAGCTTACCTTATTCCCACGGATCTTGAACTTTACTTGGCGAGCAAGACCATTAACAGATCCAGGATTCTTTAGCCCCTTGTCATTAAAGAGGTAGATAATACCAGGAACTTCGTCAGAGTCTTCCACCGTGACTTTTGCGATCTGTGCATTTCCCTTGATCGTAGCCTTGAGGTCCAGTGCTCGACCATCTTGGTCTACGACAGCGATGTCTTCACGCTCACCCTCGATATGGAGGGTAATGGTGCCCTGCTCTGCATCATTCTGATTCTTTGTCTGTGCTACAGGCTCATCAACACTCTTCGAGCAAGCGGAGAGTGAAATCAGAGCGACGGACATAATTAGCATGAGTTTCTTCATACCATTCATTTTTTTTCTTGTTAATAGTCTCCGAACAGCTTGTCAAATGTATGCGGAGCTAAAGAGTTGAACTCTTAAAAAATAATGTGCATTCCAGACTAGGACTGTTGTGTCCGATATTGAATTCGAGCTAGGTAGCATTAAGTCATTAAGTCATAAGGAATATGGACTCAAATACGTCCCCTGTAGGCCCTTTCTGGGGGGCTAAAAGGCTCGAGTTCTGGATTGCGACACTGCAAAGATAGTGTAAAATGTTTAAGAAAGCAAATAGACCAATCCACTGGGAGTATATCCTTCTGTACATATTTGTTCTCATAAGAGTAATAATTTTGTCGTTAAGATGTCTCCAGATAGCAGAGGCCCTTTGCTATGTCATCAGAGCGTAGTGCCTTAGTCTCTAACCTCTTTATCCGTACTTATTGCCTAATAGATGAGCTACATGTAGAGCACGCCAGGTACGGACTGCTCAAAGTCGACCCAAAAACATATCCTTTGTTAGCCTACGCATCAAGAAGGGAGGATACCAAGGGAAGATCTGTAGGTAACCGTAGAAAGAGTCAAGTTACCATACCCAGAGCATAGTCTTTTACTTAGTCTAGGACAGCCTCATGTATTACCTAGTTATTCCCAAAGACTATACCTTATATTCTCAGATTTCCCTCATGAGAACATCTTAAGATGTACGACCTTATCTTGCGGAGTGCATCCTCCACAAATAATGGAAATGTCATTTAGGTTTGAATGATTTACTAGTAGTATGTATCATATATTACACAGGAATCCATGATAGATAAAGGATAATTTATCTATTTCTATATGTTATTTATTGTTATGGACGAGGGTATGGCTACCTATGTCGATCCCCTTCTGATAGAGAGGGGGAAAGGGTCTAAAGTCAGATATGAATCAAGTTTTCTACCTTCATGCATTATCAGCTCCACCTATTCATAAGTCTCATGGGGAATCAAGGTTTTAGAATTGGCTATTCAGTATGTCCTAAGTCCTAAGTAGGAGGTATCATATAATTAATTCTTATGTCATATAATAATTTTATAAGACCAGAGATAGAGTATCTGTCTCTACGCTTATTTATCCTAAGGATCAGGGAAGACAAGAAAAAGCCTACTTATAGGATAGCATATGGCGTCATAGTCCCTAGCGATCACACCATGGAGAAAGCCAGTGTGAGTGAATTCTCTCAACTTGGGAGATATGGCAATAAAGTGTATCTGAGTTTCATAACTATGTGTTTTGCTCTGGGTAAAGGTACGATAATATATGGTATACGAAGAGACATAGCCCTCCTGTATGAGGGGGAGGCATGAACCTATATTGGTCGCTGAGTCAACCTATATTGGTTGTCTTCACGACCTATATAGGTCACGACGCGAACCTATATAGGTCAGCCCGCCGACCAGTATAGATTCGCACCACTCACCTCATAGAGATGGATTTCGCCCTAAGGAAAGTTGCCCATAAAGAAAGCCCCGAAGTAGTTTGATTACTCCAGGGCTTCTATGCTGTCACAGCAAGCAGACTTACTTACTTTCCCCAATAGGGACGACCATGCGTGTATCCTCCTTCATTGACCATTGAACTTGGTAAGTACTACCGCTAACCTTATCCAGCAAGATGAAGTTAAACATGTTCTGAGTGGGATACAGAGTGAAGCGCCCGGGCTTCCCTTTCTCTTTGATTAGAGATTTCGCATTCAACTCTACTTCTCCTTGATAAGACTCGGAGTCTAAAGCATAATGCACCTGGGTCATCTTCCCATTTCGAGTATCGAGTTTAATAAAGGTCCACACATTACGAGTCTCAAAAAGCTCATAGATCGAAGCCTCTTGCGTGACTTTTTCTTCAGCGACCTTGGACTTCTCTTGCTCCTGCGAACAACTGGAGCAAACAACTAGCATTAACATCAGAAAGGAGTAGAATACGTTTCTCATAATCATGATTCTATTTAGGGGGTTGACTTATAGGTGCTTTACTTTGTCTCTTTCTCTCCGTATAACTTCTTATCCTTAAAAGAGAAATAAGCATAATGGATCGGGAGTTTGTAATTCCTTCTCAAACGCCCAAGATATTTGAGATCCAGGTCCGTTGGGGCCTCAGGCCCTACAATGAACAACTTGGAGGGCTTAGAATCTTTGGGGATTAGGGTATAGTGGGCATACTCAAGAATCTGCCCTAAAGCCTCTCGAATACTCAGCCTAGCGTCATACACTTTGATCTCAAAGTAGTGCCATGACTTAGAGGCCATATGATAGGCCCGCAGATCTATTCGCCCTCCTAGAGGAGTCACTGCTTCTAGATCTGTGTCGCTATAGCCGTTTTGACGCAGATATTCCTCGAGAGCTATCTGCATTTCTTTATGCCGTTGCTCCTTGATGTAGACAGGGCTACTGATCGAGCACGTGATGGCATCTGTTGATTGGCGAGTCTCTACTTGAGCGTCAGCCTCTGTACAGAGGTTTAGGCGCTCCTTACCCCCATCCATCAGGTTATAGCGCCATCCACTGAAATGATCTTTGTCAATAACATGATGCATAGGATATTCCAGCTCCGCCTGATCCATCTTGAAACGAACATTGGGATGCACCTTTCCATCCCAGTTTATAATACCGACAGCACGAAGATCCTCACTCATCAAGTTCTGCATGCCCCGCTTACGACATTCTTCCTCGGCCCAAGATCTCTGCTCATCAGTAAGAACTTCCGCCTCCCTCAAGCACCCTACATAGAGCCTATCTCCAGTATCCGAATTGATTGTGAAGAGATGAATATCATAGACTTTCCCCTTGTGGCACTTAGACTCTAAAAGTGCTTGAAGGTAGCCATAGAGATAGCCATCCTTGAGGATCATGCGTTCATCAAACAACCACTCTTCATGTCCGAAGCCCTGTTCCTTTTCATATGACTGTTTAGTCTTGGACTTCCCTTCAGAGCCAGAGGGGCGATGCCAGTTGTTGGTATTCCAACAGATACGAGCAATTTTTTCGATAGCCATAAGCAACTAGTTGTATGCAAGACTTAGGATAGACCAAAGGGTCTTTCCCCTATATGGCATAAGCTTTTAAAGTCTCATCACAAATTAAGCTAAGGCGATGCAACGCCTTGTTATCTCCGACAAATATATAGAAGATCCACTATAGAGCCATATATCCTATTATATCAGAAGAATAAATGTGGGCACAGGAGGGAATAAGAGTAGTCGCCGTGAATAGCAGATCCTAATATCGGCAGGCTATCAAGGCTGCTGTATCCGTAAAGATGGTGGTGACGACAAGTCCCCATTTATCACCAGAAGAAGAGCACATGTTTTACGGGAGTTAACAGGACGCTATACCAGCGGATTGCTTCCTTAAAAAGCTAAAGAAATCGACTGTAGGAGCAAAGAAAAGTTGATTATATTTGAGACGTATTCATCACTTAGACCTCATGATAATGAACCGATTCCTTCAACGACTACCGCGCTTGAGCTACCGCGCCAAGGTGGCCATGCTGCTCGTGTGTG